TTACCTCTTCGTCTTTCGCTTCGTTTCTTCGTCCGGCGTATTAGGGCCGCCGCCGGCGGCGCTACCGGAAGTGCCACCAGCCGCTCCGCTTGTGCCCGCTCCACCCGCGTCGGCTCCGCCCGTGCCCGCGCCTGCCGCTCCCCCAGTCCCTGCCGCACCGCCGGCACCCGCGGCGCCACCGGTGCCCGCACCTGCGCCTGCACCAGCGCCGCCGGCTCCTCCGGCTCCCCCGCCTCCGCCACCTTGAGCGAGAGCCAACGTTGAGCCGAGCGCAAAGAACAATGCTACTGTGATCGCTAATACCTTCATGATCGTCTCCTTGGTAGCTGTCGAAGCCCCGGAAATTTGCAGACGCTGCTTTCGTTCCAATTTTTACTGCGGCCAAATGCGCGAGCGGCTCTATGGCGCGCGATAGGAACCTTTCCTCGCGCGGAGCCTGCGCGACAGCAATGATCGCGTGGCGCAACGCAGATGGGCCGGCACTCTGGTTCCGCCAGAGTGGCTGCCGATCGAACGTGCTCGGTGTCGCTCGTGCACGCTGGACGGAATGCGTGAGACGGCACGTGGGCTAGTTAAGTGAATACGTCCTAGCCAGAATGGAGCTGCCGGCTGGAAGGCATTAAGACCTCTCCGAGCAACTGCGTGCGGCAACCGCAGTGCCGCTGCTGGCACGTCGGCTAGTACAAAGAGAACCCGTCATTCGCGACGGGTTCGAGTCTAGGGAGGAGTACAAAATAAGCTGATTCACGGCACCAGCGTGTGCCGCAATTCACACACACTACTAGAAAAGCATTGCCTCCCGTCGGGACGGCAAACCTGATCGATGTCCCTTACAATGCTACACTTTGCCTTCAATCATCTTCAGTTTGACGGTCTCGCAGGTCTTCCGCACGTGCTCGGTAAAGATCGAGCATTCCTCGATGCGCTTGAAAATCTTCTTGGCTTCTTCACGATAGGACGCTGCGGTGTCGCGCATGAAGGCAATGGCATTATGCACTTCGGCGGTCATTGCCTCGCATTTGTTCGCTGCGCTGATCAGCTCTGCTCCCATGGCTTCGATTTCCTTGGCGGCGGCTTCATAGTCACGCACTACAGCTTCGGCTGTGAGCGCACCGACGCGGGTGACGCCCTCTTCATGCTCGACGTAGTCCGGCATCGGCCCCGATGGAGCCGCCCTGATTGCAGGAAGGCTCCCTACGACATCTTCCTCAAGCTTGGCTAAATCCAGCGGCGCAGTTTTGTGAAGTCGTTCGATACTCGCCATCGGTCATTCTCCATCATTCGATGAAAAACCCCAGCGCATGAGCATGGCGACCGATTCGTGGCGAAATCCCGTATGGAAGAAAGCAACGAAAAGGCAGACGTGTGAATGCAAGCACCGTGGGAAAGTGCCGGGTCGCTTCTGTTCATCCGAAGCGGCACTGGCTCAGGCATTAACCATGCCGGCGCATCAAGCTGCGCGTGGCCTACGCTTAATGCGCATTTAACCGTTTTGCATCATTGATTGAGGATCAGCGCAAACTCCTTCAAGCCGCAAGAATTGCGGGCAGCACTCAACCTCTTCAGGAGGATCGATTGAGGACGCTCCTTATTTGCGCGCTGGCTGTCGCCTTGGTCGGTTGCAGCAGCCAACCACCAACACAGCCATCCTGCGTTGGCCTGAACCCGTTAGCCTGTCTGACCGCGGTTCATGTGCCGATCGAACCTGAGTCGTATGAGAGCGATTCTGCCGCAACGAAACCCGTGTCCGCCGTCGCCTTGTGCGGTGACAGGCCGCCCCGATCTCACGCGGACCACGCGGTCCGTCGAACACGCAAGCCAATCAAGGTAGCGGCGAAAGCTGCCATTCCCGTTCCGGTTCCTTCTCCGCAAGCGAACCAGCAGACGACGGGCAATGCCGTTGCTTCCCAAGCGCCTCCAGCAAGCGCCACCGATACCCATCCAACGACTGACGTTCCGCCGACCCGAACGACAGAGGAGCAGGTGGCGGCCGCATCTGCCGTCGCGGAGCGAATGTCGGTCCCGACATTGGATGCATCGCTGGACGCGCTCGTGGCCGTCCTCGTGGCAGGTCCCAACGTCAAGTCGGTCTCCGACCTGACTGGTAAGACGATTGCGATCGACGATAGATACTCCGAGTCGTCGATCAGCCGCGTCAGGACCGCGATGGCGGCAGCGGGTGCGCCCGACGTCCAACTGAGCAAAGGTCAAACCACGGCGATCAGCCGGCTGGTCGGCAAAGAAGTTCCGGCCGCGGTCGTCGGGTTAGTCTCCACCAGAGCCGCGGATGGCTTTCCTGAGATCGCGCGATACAAGACGTTCCAAATCCCGCTCAAACCTCGATCGAGCCCGGCCGAGCCGTGACGGGTTTGCCCCTTGCCCCCGTGACAGGACGCGGGCCGCGGAGCCGAAACCCAACAAAACAAGGCTGATTTTTAAGGTGGTGCGCTCGGAGAGAACCAATTTACACATCACACCGTTGATTTCATTGTGTTTTTACGCTTTTTGACCGCGCCGTGTATCACAATTTGTATCCCATTTTGTATCACAGTTTGTGCACTGCGTTCGTCGTTTTGTCGTTGCTGCTAAGGCGATTCCGTTAGTTCAAAATCGCCTAGCCCGCCAGCCGATAGCCAGCCAGCCAACCGCAGCTTCAGATAGAATGAAGGAACAAAGCCGCCACCACGCTTGTTCCAACGCTGACTGGCCCCCCGCCGCCAGAATATCGCCCTATTTCTTGAAAGGGGCATTGCGGACTCGTTCCGGATAGAACAACCTCCAGCGGCATGGCGACACGGGGGGACATGGTCGCTGCGATCACGGCCTATGCGGCCGCTCGCAAGCGCATTCTGGGTTATGACTCGGCTCCGACTTGGGCGCTGGGCTTCAATCCCCGCGAAGTCGTCATGAAATACCCTCTAGAGGTTGGCGGCGAACTCATGGGGCAACTGTGGATTGTTGGGTTCCCACACGCCAAGGACATCAAATTTCGCCTTCAAATCGTGCTGGACGGGCCGATTTGTCGTCTCGACTATACCGACGAGACCCATCCAAATTCGATTGACGGCTATACCAATGGGTTCGTTCCGATGATCGTCGTCGGCCCCCATTATCATTCATGGCCCATTAACCAACGATTTTTTCGTGGGGCCACCAAACCACCAAAGCTTCACGATGCCTTGCCATACATGGAGCCGGGCCGAACGTTTGATGCAGTTCTCCGTTGGTTTTGTACTGATACGAATATAGATTCTCTCCCCGGGAGCCATTTGATCGGACTGCCCGGACCAGGGTTGCTGCTATGACTCCGAACCTTATGACTTTGACATGCACGGGGCTTTCGCAACTCGCTCACTGCGAGCCTACGGAAGATGGGATCGTCGTGACAACCCACTGCATGTACCCGTCGAACGGACTGGTCCGCGTTACAGTGCGCGGCGGTGCCGAAACGATTGTTGCCTCCGATGAGGGGGGCGCATTGGGTGAGGCATTGGCAGCCGGCATTGAAGTCAGGAATTATGATCGGACCCTTGGCCACCTCGTCCGAGAACAAGGTCTTCTGATTCGGGATAGCGTGATCTACACGCCGAGAATGCCAATTGAAGCAGCCCCGCTTGCGGTGTTGCATGTAGCCAACGCCTCTCAAGAGGTCGCTCGCTGGATGTTCGACCACGGGAAGGTCAAGCGGTCGCGTGATTTTCGAATGCTTTTGGCTGATTTTCTCTCGAAGCGCTTTGACGATCGCGTAGCTCATGGCGAGTTTGTTATCGGGAACAGCAATAAGCGCCACAAGTTTGCAAATGTTGTCAGCTTGCAAGGCGAACGGAAACTAATAATTGATCCTGTTTCGAATGACTCCTCGTCTATTAACGCGCGTGTTGTTGCCAACCTTGACGTAAAGGCAATCGGAAACCCCAACCTGATTCAACGCATCGTGTATGACGATGAGGACGATTGGTCGGCTGCGGATTTGAACCTTCTTCAAGTGGGAGCGGTTGCCGTCCCCTTCTCTCGCGCTAGCGAGGTGATCGAAAGGATAGCCAATGCAGCTTGACAAGGACTACGAGCAGTATCCGCGTCAGATCGAGCGCCGCATTTAGCAAAGAGGTCCGGAGCTACTAGCGAGAGAGCCAGCGAGCTGAGAAGCCCGGTTTGAGGAAGGTGGCCAGTGGACGACCATTTCGCCTGACTAGCGCTTAGTCTGTACGGGCTCTATTGTGAGCCGCGCAGGGCGCGCGGGCGGGCCCGTATGCAGCCTCCGGGGGGCGGATGAGTCAACACTTGATTAACCAGTATCTCGGCGATCTCGATCGCCTTCGGCGGGTATCTGGCGTGAATCGCGAATCAGTGGTGCGCGAGGCTTTTAAGGACCTGCTCAAAGCTTGGGGCCGCTCCCGCGAACTGCAGTTCATCCCCGAACATGAGTACATCACGCCCACCAAGGAGCGCCGTTACATCGATGGCGCTTTGCTGCACGGCCTGCGCGTGCCGTTCGGCTACTGGGAAGCGAAAGATACGAATGACGATCTCGACGAGGAAATCGCCAAAAAATTCCGGCGGGGCTATCCGCAGACCAACATCATCTTCGAGGATTCCACCCGTGCGATCCTGATCCAGCACGGTCAGGAAGTGATGCGCTGCGGCGTCGACGATGTTGAAAACCTAAACAAACTGCTCGAGCTGTTCTTTGGCTACCAGCGGCCAGAGATCGCCGACTTCCGCAAAGCCATCGAGCAGTTCAAGTTCGACCTGCCCGCTGTGCTGAAGGCACTGCGCGAGCGCATCGACGAAGCCTACGCCGGAAACAAAGCCTTCGCCACGGCTGCGCGAGCTTTCCTTAAGCAAGCCCAGGCGACAATCAATCCCGCCGTCACTGACGCCGACGTGCGCGAGATGCTAATTCAGCACATCCTGACCGAGGACATTTTTGCCCGCGTCTTCGGCGAGAGCGACTTCCACCGGGAGAACAACGTCGCCAAGGCGCTCTATACCCTGGAACAACTATTTTTTCGTGGCGAAATCAAACAACAGACGCTGCACGCGCTGGAGCCCTATTACGCCGCTATTCGCTCCACTGCTGCATTGATCCAGAGCCATTCGGAGAAGCAGGGATTCCTCAAGGCGATCTACGAGAATTTCTACAAAGTATATAATGCAAAGGCCGCTGACCGGTTGGGTGTAGTCTACACGCCCAACGAAATCGTGCGCTTCATGGTAGATAGCGCAGACTGGCTCTGCGAGAAGCACTTCGGAAAGAACCTAATCGATAAGGACGTTGAAATCCTTGACCCAGCCACGGGGACGGGAACGTTCATAGTAGAATTGTTGGAGCATTTCCGCGGGCGGACCGACGCGCTGAAATACAAATACCAGAACGAACTGCATGCCAACGAAGTAGCCATCCTGCCTTACTACGTCGCGAACCTAAACATCGAGGCGACCTACGCGGCGATCACTGGGCAATATGCGGACTTCCCTAACCTTTGCTTCGTCGACACATTAGACAACACCGAAGCGCTTAGGGTCCTTATGGGCCAGCATTACGGCGACCTGCTTGGCGGTATCAGCACCGAGAATGTTCAACGCATCAAGCGCCAGAATGGTCGCAAAATAAGCGTTGTCATCGGTAATCCGCCATACAACGCGTGGCAGGAGAACTTCAATCAGCGCAACGCTAACCGGCTTTACGCGCGCATCGATGAGCGGATCGCTGCAACCTACGTCAAAGAAGGAACGGCTCAGAACCAGAGCAGTGTCTATGACATGTATACTCGATTCATCCGGTGGGCCTCAGACAGGGTGGCGGATGACGGCGTGATCACTTTTATCACTGGCCGGAAGCCGTTTACTAAGGCGGCATACGATGGCTTTCGTAAAGTCGTGGCGCGCGACTTCGCGGAAGTTTGGGTTGTCGATCTTGGTGGTGATGTTCGCGAAAATCCTCGGCTTTCCGGCACTAAGCATAATGTCTTCGGCATCCAGACGGGCGTCGCAATCACGTTTCTGGTGAAGAAGAAAAACAAGGCCGGTGCCGTCATTCGCTACGTACGCCGCCCAGAAATGGAGACCGCTGAAGAGAAGCTTTCCTTCCTTTCCAGCCACTCCATAAAAACTCTGACATTCCAGACGATCGTTCCAGATCGAAAGAACGACTGGCTCGACCAGGCTGAGAACAATTGGGATGAGTTCATTCCGCTGGTTGATGCAGCGAACAAGTCCGCCAAGAGCGCGTCGCAAGATCGAGCGATAGTCCGCTTGGTGTCAAATGGGCTTCAAACCAAACGCGATGACTGGGTCTACGACTTCGACTTCGATGCGCTCATCAAGAAAATCAAGGCGCTTGTTGCAGGCTACGAGAAGGCCCGCTCAGATCCGGAGGCTGTACACCTCAACGAAATCAAGTGGGACCGTGAGATAACCGGGCGTCTCAAGAGGAAAGTCAAGATAGCGTTCGACAAGCGGAAGATCGTCGCCTCAACATATCGCCCATTTACGGGGAAATTCGTCTATTTTGACCGCGACTTGAATAGCCAAAGTTTCCGCCTGCATGAAATGTATGACTACACCACTGAGAACCCGACAATCACATTCTTATCTATCGCGTCATCGAATCCTCTTGCTGCATTGGCCACCAAGGGGCAATTTGATACCTGCCTATTGAAGAAGGGTAACGGCAGCACCCAAGGCATTTCACGATGGCGCTTGTCAAAGGAAGGAGGACGCGTCGACAACATCACCGATTGGGCGCTGGAACAGTTCACCGCTCATTACGGCGACAAAGCAGCTATCACCAAGGACGATATCTTCGCCTACGTCTACGGCGTGCTGCACGACCCGATCTATCGCGAGACCTATGCGCTGAACCTCAAGCGCGAGTTCCCTCGTATCCCCTTTTATCCTGACTTCAAGCGTTGGCGCGATTGGGGCAAGGATCTACTCAAGCTTCATCTTGATTATGAGGCTGCCGAGCCATTCCCGGTGGTGCGCACCGACACACCAGACGAGAAAGTCAGCGCCAGTGGCCAGAATCCGCGCGTGATCCTGAAGTCGGACCGAGATAGCGGGACTATCGTATTGGATGCGGAGACAAAGCTTTCCGGCGTACCGGCGGCGGCATGGGAATACACATTGGCCAACCGTCCCGCCATCGACTGGGTGCTTGGCCAGCGTAAAGAAACGATGCCCGACAACGAGGTTGTCCGCGAAAAGTTCAACACCTACCGATTCGCCGACTACAAGGAAGAGGTCATTGACTTGCTAAAGCGCGTGGTAACTGTCAGCGTGAAAACGGTAAGTATTGTTGAGATGATGCGAACAACGACGCGACTCATCGATAACAAGCGCGCAGACATCGCACGCGAGCGCTTGGACCGCGACCCCAAACCAAAGCGGCGCAAAGCAAAGTCAGCCTGACGACCTGTCTACCGGTATTTCTGCTTTGTGAAAGCGTCCGACGGCCAGCGCCTCGCCCTTCTCTGGTATGTCTAGCCTAGCCCTCACATCGCTCGGCTGCCTCGCATGGAATGGTGTAACCACCCAACAATAAATTGAGGCTGTCTCCGTACGACAAGGCCTAGCGTCTTCATTCGATTCGCGGGACGTCGTTACCTTTTGTCGATCCGCCGATGCTGTAAGGCTTGTTCAGGAAATAGCTCCGATTGCCCAGCGCCTTCTCCGCATACTGATCAATCGCAACAATGATGGCTTGGACGTGCTGGTAGCAGTAGCCCTCACGAGGGGCCCGCTGGCGCACTTCGGCTAGCGCCTTAATCCAAGGCGAATTGTCCGCCGCCTTCTCGTCGAACCACTTCAACGGCTCTGCCATCACCAACTCCGGCCGCCAAGCACACGCCCTTTCGTCGGACCGCCCTGCTCTTTCTTGAGCCGGTCCCGCTCATCACAAAGGCCCTCTATCTTAGCCAGCATCCTCTGCAGCATAAGCTCAGCCGCCGCAGTCGAGATGCCGGCGCGCTGAAGCTGCAAGATTTCCTTACGCTGCCGGCCGACTTGGACGCGCATGTGCTCGATTTCGGAACGAACGTGATCTAGGCCCATAGCGCTCCTTCAATTCTCGCTGGATTGTTCGGATAAGGCCTTCTGCGCGGCGCTCAAGCCGGTCGTACAGCCGAAGCCGCCTGAACAGGATCTCGATTTCGCGGTCATTTTTCACGATAGCGGATAATAGAACAAAACGTGAACTAGTGACAAGCCGCTAGGAATAGGGTGTGCTGGGGCGGAACACCCAAGATCATTGCCCCGAGTAGATTTTATTGCCCTGGTCCACCTCGTTTGAGGACCCAATACTGCTTCCGAATGGCCGGTGGCTCCTCACCTTGAGGGATGCCGCCAGCTACATCACGAAGCTGCCGAAGGCTGAGCACTCCGCGCCGGAATGGCAGGCCGCCATGGAGGCGCTGATCCTGGTTGCAGAGACCGGCGGCCCGACGATGTTGGCCCGGATCGGCGTCATGCGCGCGTTGAATCGTCATGTCGAACGGGTCTTTAATCCCGATCGCAAGGGTCATCACTGGGGCAAGCGCAAGCTGAAGAGAGACCAATGACCGTTTTTGTCTACGTTAACACAAGCAAACAGGTCGGCGATGCCGAGCACATCAAAGTGTTCGCCAATGCAGATGCCGCAGAAAAGTGGTTTGAGGAGAACGATCCGGAAGGCGTTGCCTTCGAATACCCGGTGATCTCGTGAACCGCCCGACGCGCATCACACTTGTCGGTATGGTGATCGTCCTCCTTTGGGCGCTTATTTCAAGCACAATGGGACATGCCCAAGAGAGTGGTAGAACCGCCAAGCAGCATCCGGCCTTTAGCCGCGTGATAGGATAACAAAGAAGCCCGCTCGGGCTTCCCCGGCGGGCCTCTTGACCGTGTCGCCCACGGTCGATCTTGATGTCGTCTTTAGGCTGCGTGTGCTCCGGGTCCGCGTTGAACCCGCTCTTTTTACTGAGCCCGGCGGGTACGAAAGCCGCCTCTATTTACTCCATCAATTCTCAGGCGTTCGGTTCCAAGGTTTCCAATCAGTCAGGCGGTTACAGCTTCATGGTCGTGGCCTCCGTTGGTGCAAAACCGTTCGAAGCGAATGACCAAAGAATAACGAACCGGCTGGCCCTGACAGGCCCGATCCAGTAGCCCTTGCCGTCGTTACACTTGGCTGATGCCGTAGGCGATCAGCGCGAACACAATGCCAAAGGCAACGGCGATGACGCCGATGTAAACTCGTTCGCTCATGATGCTTCCTGTTCGTCGCTGCGGTCATGATTTTCCGTTGTTTGCGGTACTCGTCAGAAATTTGTCGAAGCGTTCGGCGACGCGATCGAGGGACCGAACCAGCCGCTCTTCGAGCCGGTCGATCAGATGGATCGTCGCGTATTCCTGCGCGACCTTTTCTCGGAACTGCGCAAGCTCACGCTCTGCGGCAGCAGCCAGACGGAAGGCATCGGCAGCGGCTTGCTTCGCCTCATGGGCAATGGCCTGCGCAGCCTTGGCCGACGCTTGGTTGCGCGTGTGCAGAACGGCGTTGCGGATCAGTATGCCGATGCCGCCACCGGCCAGTGTTGCGAGGCCGGCGACAACGCCTTCTTCAATCGAGATCATTGGGATGCCTTGATGCGTGCCTTACGCACGTTGCTGCGGCCCACGCGAAGCCGATGGTTTGCTTCGATCCGTGCAGCCTCTTCGAGCTTCCAAGCCACTCGCGCGTCCACACCGGGGCGCACATTGGGAGCGGGAACTTCGTCAGGCACAAGAGTCGACTCATGGGGAATGGTGCGGTTGATCGGAGGCGGATTACTTCCGGTCGTCACGCAGCCGGCGAGGAAAGTCGTCATCAGTGAGCAGGCAAGCAGCATTACCGCCGCGCGCTTCGAGTTGTTTCGCATAGTTGGCAATCCTGTCCTGGTCGGCTTTGGCTCGCTCGGCTGCGGCCTTTCGCTCGTCTGCGGCTTCCTCCGCTGCTTGTGCGGAGAAGGCCAAGTCGATCTTCTGCGTGGCGATGACGTTGTCCTTGATCTCCATCTTCGCTCGAAGCTCAGCGGCTTCAGCGCGCCGATCCGCCGTGCGGAAGCCGAGCAAGAAGACGAGGATGGTCAGCGACAGAATGAAGAGCGCCCTCGCCGCCCGCACATAACCGCCGACGACCGGGATCAAGCTACCGAAGGGGATGTAGCCAACGACGGCCGCGCAGAGCGCGAACATGCCGATGGAGGTCAAGACCACGTCCGAGATCGCGATGTCCCACAGGAAGTCGGAGATGAACGTGCCCTTGACGAGCCCCGTGAAGAAGCCCCTGACGGTCTCGATCACTTCTTCTCACTCCAAATCCAGAGAGCGAGGCCGATCAGGATGAAGACGCCGAGCGCGGTGATGACCTTCCAGTCAGTGAGCAAACCCGTGAACGACGACAGGGACAGGCCACCGAAGAGACCCGATACCGTCGTGAACTTGCTCTTGATGAACTGCTTGAGCTTGCTAACGCCGCCGGCACTTTCGTCCTGGATCGCGTTGTGCGGCTCGATCTCGACTTCGTCCGGCACGCCGCTTTCGTCGGTGTCGGTGCGCTCGCCTTCGTCCGACTGCGACATGAGCCCCACCGGCTTGTAATTGAGCACCGCCTTGCGCAGGGCTTCGAGCGGATACAGCGGGTTGGTGTCAATCTTCCGACCCGGCGAGATCATCCAGTGAGTCACGATGTCTTCGATGTTGAACGCGTCAACGAGCGCCCGACAGAGTTCCTCGACGGCGGCGATCTGCTCGTCACTGTAGGCCAGCCAGTAGCCGGCACCGTGCGCCTTGGTCTTGGCGTACTCGACCTTCAGCTTCGGGTTCTTGTTGGTGTCGATGGTGACGATGGAGTTGCGATAGACGCCCTCCGCGACCTTCTCCATCTTGCCGGGGTTGTCGATCTCGATGCCGACAGCGAAGGCGTTGAGAAACTTCTTGCCCTTCCACGAAGACTGACCGGCGTGCCACGCGACGACGTTGAACGGCACAAGCTGCGTGATCTTGCCTTCGCGGCTGACCACGACATGCGCCGAGACCTTGCTGGCGCGGTTAGTCAGCCACGACACGTCGCCGTCCTCCTTGAGGCCCGACGCGGTATCGTGGATCACGATGTAAACGGGGTTGAGCTTGCCACCGATGTTCGGGCTCTTCACGAACGGAAGCTGACGCCCGTTCTGGAAACCCAAACCCTTGTTGATGGTGATCGACTGCATGACACTCTCCGAAAATGTTCGGGAGTATCATTGCCAATCGTTCCGCAGTTGGCGGGACCGTTTGAGTAGCCTTAGCCACCGCCCCATGAATTGTCATCGCCTTCGCCGCCCTGCTCGCATGAGATGCGCGTCGAGAGGCCCTGATCATTCAGGCGATGGATCGCAGACTTGATCGTGTAGGAGTCGTCCACGTCAGGATCGAACCCAATCGCGGTCAACCCGGCGCCCGCGAACATCTCCGTGCGGCCGAGAAAGTTGGCACCGAAGACCTTGCTGCCGCGAGCGAGCGCGCCCTTCGTGGCCTTGGCCTGCGCTTTCGCCTCTTCCTCCGTCTTGAAGAGCTTCCGGCTGCGAAACGTCGGCGAGCCGCCGCCCTCCTTCACCCACTCGCGCTCGCCCTTCTTGACGTTGTGCCACGCCGCCTCGACCGACCGATAGTCGCCGCGCGTCGAGCCGGTGCAATCCCAATCGGTGCAGCCGGTCTCAGCCAGGACGAACGTAGGCGCGGCACCGCCACCGGGAAGCTGACCGGAACCCGCCTTGTTAAAGATGATCTTCTCGTCAGCCAGCTTGAAGTTCGCACCGACGCGGCCAGCCAATCGGGTCAGGAAGTTGAGGTCGGACTCGTTGGACTGATCGAGATGCCCCGGCTTGATGCTCCCGATTTCGCCGGCCACGACAGCGGACAGGCCGTGCTTGCCGGCGATCTGATTGACGATGTCGCTGACGCTCTTCTCATGATACGAGCGCGACTTCGGAGCCTTGATATCCGTCGTCAGGCCAGCCGCCTTCGCCGACACAGTCATGATCTTGGGACGGCCCTTCTTCGTCCACGAGTCGATCAGAAAGGTGCCCATGTAGTTGACGCCGGTCTCGGCAAAGCCGAGCCAGACCCGCAGCTTCGATCCCTTGCCCGGCGACGGGATGTACTCGCGGGCATCCAATTCAAGGTCGCATGAGTCCGACTTCTTGCCTTCGTTGTCCGTGACGGTGATCGACAGCAGCGCGCCCTTGCCGAAGCCGAGAACGCCGCCGGGAATGACGTGACCACCGCTTTCCAGCGGCATGCCGAAGGGCGCCGGGAGCAGGTTCGCGGTGATGTCGATCCCGTCGAGCATGATGCGTGCAGCGGGCCTCATGACCAAATCCTCACGGTCTTCAGTTCCTTCTTCACCGACCACGCCGGCAGGTTGATCGTCATGCCTTCGGGGAGCTTGGTGCCCGCCGCAGCGAGACCGGGATTGGCGCGCAGGATCGCTTCGGTCGCGCCATGCGTCACGCCGTACCGCCGGTAGGCGATCAGGTCGGCAGTGTCGCCCTCCATCGTCGTGTACTGTTCCATCACGCGTAAGCCTTCAATTCGATCTGGAACTCGATCTTGCGGGGAGCGCCGTCCGACATCAGGACATCTTGAGTCTCCCTGATCTTCTCGATGACGTAGACGCCGAGATACCGGCCGTAGCCCGAGACAAGCGGCAGCGGCATGCCGAGACCGGCCTGCGCGCGCATTTGGTCGATCTGGCGCAACCCGCCCCTGAAGTGCGGGAAGATCACGCCATCGATCGTGATCGTGTCATCGCCGGGACCGACATACTGCGGTGCCGGGGCCATGCCGATGCGCTCAGTAGACGGCCACCGCCACGACGACGTGCGGTCGAACTTCTGATACGCGCCGTTGGAGACTGCGAACCGATATGCGCCAAGCGCGAGAAGGACGGTGCTTTGCATGATCAATCACTCAAGAGGCCGCGCTGCTCGGACTCGAGCCGAGCGAACGCGCGGTAGACTGCGGCTTCAGCTTCACGCGCGATGTCGTTTGCATTGCCGTTTCCGGCGACCTGAATGCTGATCGTCGCGCTGTTGGTATTGGACGTGCTGCTCGACGAAGACGCGCCAGCGACCGCCGCAGCCCCGTCAGAGGTCAACCTGCGCAGCGTGTCGTTCGTCTCGATGCGTCCGGTCTGACCGGGCACGAAAAGCTCGGGGCCGCGCTCGCCGACAAGGTACGGCTTGCCATAGGTCACGGGGCCACCGAGCGCGCGAGCGCCAGCGATAGGCGAGGCATTCGGTGCGTTGGGGGTCGCCTTCGATGACCATAGATTGCTGATCGCACTGCCGAGCCTTCCGGCCGCGCCGATGGCGGTGCCGATGAAGCCGATCAATCGCTGGATCGCGGAGATCACGGTGTTGACGCCGGTCGCCGCCGCGCCGCCGACAGCCGCGCCCCACTCACGCCACTTCGCGCCGGTCGCATCGAGCGGGCCAAGCAACTGCGACAGCCAGTTATACGCGCTCTGAAGATGACCGACCATCGTGCCCAGCGGCCCGTTCGCCCCGCCGACGCCCTCGACAAAGCTCTTGCCGAACGCGCTGAAGAACTCCTTGATGCCCGCCCAATTGTTGTAGACCCACACGCCAAGCGCAGTGAGCGCGGCAACGAGCGCGGTGATAATCAGGCCGACCGGGTTGGCAACGAGCGCCCACATCGCAACGGTGATGGCGCGCAGAGCCGTGATCGGGAAGAGCAGGATCGCTCGACCGAGCGCGAGCAAGCTGCCACCGAGCGCCGCAAGGGTAGCGCCGGCACCGAGCGCGGTCAGCATGCGGAAGCCGAGCATCATCGCGGCGAAGCGCCCCGTCGCCGCCACGATGGCTACGGCCAAAAGCCGAAACGGCACAAGCAATGCCATCACTGCGAGGTTGAGGCCGCGCATGGCGAGCAGCCCGACGCGCCCGAGCGCGCCGAGAACGAACATCAGCGGACCCGCTGCGGCTGCGGCAACGGCAAAGCCGACAGCCAGCTTCAACAGTGCGGGATTCGTCTTCGCGAGGTTTTGCATCGCGTCGGCGAGGCGAGTGAAGGCGTTGGCGATGTCCGCGCCGACCGACTCGACTACCGTGTTGCGCAGCTTTGCCCAAGCCGCACTGAGCTTGAGCAGAACGGCGGGCAAGCCCTGGTTGGCGATCTCGTACTGCTTCTTAGAATAGCCGTCCGACTTCTCCGTGACTTCCTTGATCAGAGCCGGCAGGTCGGTCTTCAGCAGAGCCATGTATCGCGAGATGTGGCGCGCTTCGAGAATCTGTGCGATGTCGCCGGTCGTCGCGATACCCGCGTCCATCTTTGCCTTGAGGTCGGTCATGAACTTCGTGATATCGACCTTCGAGCCAGCGGCCGCAACAGCGTCGTTCACCGACTCCGCGATCTGGTTGGCGTCAACCGCCGACGAACTGCCAATGGTCCCCTGCACCGCCTTGGTGATCTCAGCCGAGATGGTGGCCTGATCCTTGGTGCCCCGGTTCTTGAGGATGTCCGCGATCTGGCCCTTGGCAGATGACGCATCAATGCCGTCCGTCTTCAGGCCCGTGAGAACGCTATCGGCCGTGACCGGGCGCGCTTGCGTGTAGTCGGCAAGGTTCATCCCAATGCGGCTCAACGCCTTCATGCCGCCCTTCGGCATCTTGACGAGACGGACGATAGCCGAGCGCAGCGCAACGCCGGCTTCCGAGCCGAGCACGCCAGCCTTGGCGAACGCCATAGTCATCGCCGTGACCGAGTCGAGCGAGTTGCCGGTCGTCGAAGCGACGCCGCCGGCATACTTGAACGTCTCCGCAATATCCTTCATGGACGCGACCGTGGACACGGCGGCGTAGACCATGCGGTCGGTGACGATGGTCGAAGACTTCATCGCCTGCTCATACGTCTTCATAGGCATCGCGAACTGCGTCAGCGTCTTGCTGAGCGACGCGCCAACGTCGGCCGGCGTCATATCGCCAGCGAGCGCCGATGCAGCGAGAACCTGTTCCAGCGCCCCACGGGTCTGCTCGAACGTGAAGCCCGCCTTCAGAAGCTCGGTCGCGGACTTCATGATGCCCGTCGCACCGCCGGCATCGAATCGCCCGGCCAAGTCCTGCGACAACTTCGAGAGTTCTTCGCGCTGTTGCTTGGTCGCTTCGCCCAGCGCCTCGACCATGTTGCCGGCCTTGGCGAACTCGGAAGCATCCTTTATCAAGTTAGCGCCGAACCAAGCGGCCGGTGCCGTAACGCCAAACGTCGCGTTGCGGCCCGCGCGCTGCATCGCCGCCATACGCTTCGAGGTATCGGTCAGATGATTGTTGACGGCCGCGAACGGTGCGTTGATTCTTGCGGCCATGCCGGCGAGCGAAGCCCCGAGGCCATTGACCTGAGACTTCGCTGCGCTGACGGCGGCGTTGAGGCTCGGGCTAACCTTGCCTCCGATGTTCACAAATACGGAGAAGCCGGTCGCCATACTACTTGCCTTTGCCCTTCATCGCCTTGTTGATGTCGGCCTGAAGGGAAGTGGCGTCTTCGAGCCAACCGTAGAAATCGTCGAGGTACATTTCCTCGACCTCGAAGAGCGTGAAGCCGCCCTTCGACAGTCTGATCAGGGTCAGTACAGCCTTGCGAAGATCGCTTAGCTCGACTGACCCCCACGAAAAGCCTCAAGCTGATCGCTGAGCTTCATCGCGTCGATCTCGTCAAGCTCTTCGATCACATCGGGCGAGACGTTGCAGAGATCAGCCAGGAGCAAAATGCCCTTGTCGGCGTCATGGCCCTTGAACTTCGCGGCCTTGATCGAGTCCTTGGTCTTCGGCCGACGCATGATCAACGTCTTGTATTGGGTGCCATCGACAGTCGGCGGGAAGTCAAGCGTGATGCTCGCCGACAGCCGCATGTCAGGCTTCTTCTTTACTTCGGTCGTCACAGGTAGTTCTCCCATCTTCGGATTGTGACCGGCCTGCCGAAGCAAGCCGGTCGGTTTGGATTACATGCCCATCGCTGCGCGGATGGACGCCAACTGATCGACGCCGTTGACGATGCGGATCATGTTGTCGATGTCGATCTCGATCACCTTGGTATCGGCGATCTGAATCTTCAGGTAGCGGATCGACATCTCTGCTTCGTTCTGAGACAGATCGCCAGCCTTCCAAGTGCCGAGCGTGTTCGTCTTGAAGCCGCCGTGCAGGTCAACGACCATCGGGACCGCAGTTTCGCCGTCACGCTGAAGAGCGCCGCGAAGCTGGATGCGGGCGGCGTTGCCGTCCATGTTGCCCCAAAGGCCGATGATCTGGTTCGCATACTCGGCGAAGGTGAACTTGGCGGTCAGCGCCTCCAAGCCCATGTCGAGTTCTGCGACGCCGTCCATGCCACCGCCGCGATGCTCTTCGGTCTTCACCGTGAGTTCGGGCAGTTCGACTTCGGTGACGCGACCGGCATAGCCGGTCCCGTTCACGAAGGTATTGAAGTTGCGAAGTACGCGCGGGATCATCTGTCTTCCCCGTTATGCGAAGAGGTTGCGGATGTAGTCGGAGACGAGATGCGACCGGAAGGTCACGCGCTCGGCCGGATACGGCGGGGTGAAGTCATACGAGAAGGTGACGTGACCCTGCGTGATGTCGGCTTCGGTGTTGAACTCGGGATCAACCCAGCAGTCGCCACCGAGGATCGCACCGCGCGTCTTCAACTGGCGCAGGTACGCCTTCACGGAGGCGGTCACGTCTTCCAAGTAGTTCTTCGTGATCGAGCGATCCACGGCCCAGCGGTGAGCCTTGGCGATGGAGATGTCGATCATGTCCGCCGTGCGCGACACGCACAGGAACGCGAACTTCTCGTCTGCCGAGCAGGTGCGGTTGCCCCACAGATACCAGCCGTCGTCGCGAATGAACGTCGCGATCTGGTTTTCGTTGAGGATGTTCGCACGACTGTTCTTGTCGCCGTAGGCGTAGTCGATGGGTCGAGCGAGACCGCCGATGCCGTAGACTTCCTTGTTCGACGGCGACTCCCAGAAGCCAAGCTGGTTATCGACGCGCGAGATCAGGCCCGCCACGCGGGGCGAGGACGGCTCGATGGCGTAGGTCGAGGTCTTGACCGACCAACCCGACACCTTCGGATCGACAACGAACACGCGGCGGGTGCCGTGGTCATTGCGATAGGCGAACGCGGCGGCGTCCGTGGTCGAGGGACCATCGGCGATGATATGGGCCTTCATGCCATCGGCAAGCTGCTTCATTTCGCCGACCACCGGATTAGCGGCGGGTCCGGTCGTGATGGTCACGGTCGCGCCGGTGCCGGTGCCGGTGATGGTCGCGGTCACAGGCGACACGATCCCGTAGCCGAGCGACTGGAACTCAAGGCCGGTGATCTTGCCGTTGGTGATGATCGGCGTCGCGGTCGGCAACACTGCGCCGACACCACCGCCCGAGAAGGCGACGCTCGCCGTGGTGTAGCCGTCGCCCTGCGCGGTGATGGTGTGGCCGCTGACGCCAATCGGACGCTGATGCGTGAAGCCGGGAGCGATCAGGATCATCGGCGAAACGCCGCACTCGGCTTCGGCCGCGCGGAACACATGGATGCCGGTGAAGTCGCCAGTGACCGCGTCAACGCCGCCGATGATCTTGGTCATCTGCTCGTTCTCGGTCGCGACATGCTCGACGCGGACGAGCACAATGAGCGCACCGCCCTGGTCGAAGATGGCGTCGATCGCCTGCGGCAGCGTGCCGGTCGAGCCGATTGCGGCTGCGGCCTGACGCCGATTGACGAGCACAGGGGTATCGAGCGGAAACGACGCTGCGAGCGCGCCGGGGGCCGTGCCGATCAGTCCGATGACGGACGAGCGGACGGTCTGGATGGGCCGAGGGCCACGGTCAACGACGACAGTCTCGACGCCGTGCAGAAAGTCGGTAAGGGACATGGTTTCTCTCAATCCTCAGTCTTGGGATTGATCGAACCCTAACGATGGTCGTTCACGGCGTCGGGACCGTTTGAGTAGCCCTTAGCGAGACAGATTTCGTCTGCCATTCTAACTCCAGACGACGTAGAGGCGGCCAGCTTGTCCAGCCTCCGCGGCGAGATATTCTGCATAGCCAGCAGCGCCGCCCGTGCCGATGGTGAACGCGATGGTGCTCCCAACGGTAAGCTGACCGAGGGTGTATGCCCTCACGCAACAGCCGCCGCCGCCACCGCCAGCGCCGCCGCTCTCCATGTCGTCCCAGCCCCCATAACCGCCACCGCCGGGCGGCTGCGCGGCTACAAAAAACTCGCCGCCGCCTAACCTGCCGCCCGTACCACCACCGTTAGCGCCATTGCCTCCATGTGCGGTGCTCAATACGTACCACGAGGATACTCCCGCACCGCCCGTGTAGTTGGACGTACCGCCCGAGGCAGTGCCACCGACGCCAGCCGCAATGTCGGCACCGTTCCATGCCCGACCTCCACCGCCTCCGTTAGCCGTGAGGCCCAGAGAGGGAATGGACGATGCCGAGCCGCCCGTTCCTGAGTTGCTGAACCCGCAGCCGCCGCCGCCCGGACCCCAGAGGGTGAACGTGATGGTGTTGAAGGCCGGGACCACCAGCGAGCCAGACGCGTTGTAGGTAGCACTGCCGGGAGTTACCGGAGGCAGGCCGGTGATGCCCCGAACGGGGAGCATGATGCCGGGAAGGATTGCCCTGGGCCGGATGATAGCGGGCGCGAAGAGAGCGCGATCCTTCTTAGGAACCAAGAGGCGATTGCTCACAGCTTGCCCCCGGCATAGGCGATGATGCCCGCGTCGCACCGCTGACCTGAGATGTAGTTGTTCGTGCCGTTGGTGTTGTTATAGGTCGGCGCGGTGCCGCCAATGACTCGCCATTCCGATCCCACGGCAATCGTGTGCGCGCCACCCATCGCGATCTTGAGGCCGAACGCTTGTCCGCTCTTCAAATTCGTCGGGTTAGCAAGCGTGATGCTGCCCGTCGTCGTCATCTTGAAATTCAGTCCGGTAGCGAAGTCGATAGTGACGGTGCCGCTGACATTGCCTAGATCGACGACGCTTGCCGCGCTCCACAACGAACTCACGCTGAGAAGCTTGCTCGCGGTGTTCGCGCACAACTCGGCTGCGGTCGCAACAGCGCCCGCCGCGAGCTTCGCATACGTGACAATACCGTCTGCGATCAACGTGGTGGCATCGACGACGCCTTTCACGGCGAGCGCGCCGAGACCGAGATTGGTGCGCGCAGTTGCGACGTTGTCCAGGTCCGAAAGATTGCTTGCCTTCGAGACCTTGGTCCCGATAGCCGCATCGAGAACATCAAGAACTTCGCGGTCATCTTCGATGGCGTTGGCGATCTCGCCGAGCGTATCCAAAGGTAGCGGGCGCGGTGCTGACAAGGTTGGCGACCGCGTTCGCGATTGCAGGCGGCAACGTGCTGTTGAGAGCGGCCGTGATCATGTCCTTGACGCGCTTCACGACAGGCACAGCGTTGGTCGCGGTGCCGCCGGTCGCTTCCGCTTCCGTGGCGAGGCGGACGCCGCCCGTCACGGTCTCGGATGCCGTCGCGGTATCACCTTCAAGCGCGTCGATGTCACCGCTGATCGCCTCGATCGCGTTGCGGATGCGGGTAGCATCCTCACGCGCGATGTTGTCGGGATTCGGGAGCGGATAACCGCGCGAAGTGGTCTCTTCAGCCATTTACATTAACCCGTGGTGGACTGGACTGCGACGCAGCGGATGTTGCGAACGTTGGACCGAGCAGCGGGACCGCCCGTGATCACGACCTTCGCGCGCGAGATGTTGCTGTTGACGTGGTCGATCATGTACTGCCGCTCTTCCCAGCCGTCGCCGAGCGGCGTGGCCTTCTCAAGCGTCACTGCCGACCACACCGGGAGGCCAGCGGCCTCGGAGGTCTGGACCTGCGCAGTCAAGGTCGAGGTCGAGGGCAGATACACGTCGAGGATCACGCGAATCTTCGAGTCGGTGCCAGCCTCGAACGCACGGCTCACATAGTCGCCTTCGGACTGGATCGAGCCGGCCACGACCTGAATGTACGGCACCATGAGCGGCGACAGGGCCGCAGTGCCGATCATGCGCAGGCGGACCTTCAGCGTGCCGGTGATCGCGGACGGAAGCTGGATGTTCACCGCCGGACCCGTGACGTACTTCGCGCCGTTCGGCGCTTCAAACTCGACTTCGATAGCCGTGTTCTCGGGACGCTCGGCAACAAGCAGCGGCATGAGGTCAGAGCAGTTCGTGACGGTGACTTCGCCAACCTCAATCGTGCGCGTGGCCGGCGCATACTTGGCGACGCGCAGACGGAAGGTCAGCGAGCGACCCGGCTTCGGAAGCCAAGTGCGCGCGTCCGAACCGTCGAGGAAGGTGCCGAGCGGGAACGCGTTGCTCGTCACCCAGCCGTTGATCTGATCGAAGCCGCCGAGATCAGCGATGGCAACCGAGTGGATCGCATCTTCGGTCAGGACGGTGATCGCATAGTTGCGATCTTCGCGCAGCGTGGTCGGGCGGTCGAACGCAGCGAACGTCCAATGGGATTCAAGGCGCGGGGCGGTCGAAAGCGGGTCGATGGCCGTGACCCCATGCATGTCGAGCACGCTTTCGGCCACGACGCGCTCGGTCGGGATGCCGAGTTCGACTTCGCGAATCTGGATACGCACCGGCTTGTTGCGGTCGCCGATCTTGGTGAACTTTACGTCCACGCCGAGAACCTGACGCGGTTCCTGCAAGCGGAAGGTCTGCGCAACCGGATCGGGGTTGTACCAGTAGTTCGTGGTAATGACGTTGCGCTCGTTGGTGACGGTCGTCAGCCAGCCGTAGGCGGTGTAGAGCGCATTGCACTTCGAGCCGCCGAAGCCCTCGAAGCCGACATGCTTCACACCGACCGGGACGCCCGCCGGAATCTGGAATGAACTGACGAGCGTGCCATTGGCGTCGGCGCGGATCACACCGGCCGGCGTCACGTCGATGTCGTCGAACGTGACCTTCGTCAGGACTTCGTTGAAGCCCCACTTGTTGATCGTGAAGCCGACCGAACGCTGACGGATGGTCTCGATCTCGGTCGTGATGTTGCTCACGACACGATCCTGAAACTCTTGCGTCTGAGCCCACAGGACGCCGCCCCAACCGACCTGCCGGGCCGTCTGGATCGAGGTCCACACGTCCCGCGTCTCCGTCCAAAGATCAACGGAGGGATTCAGCGTGACATCGGTCGGCGGCGGGCCGAACGAAGAGTAGGGGTTGATCTTGGTCTCGCCCGTGATCTGGCGCTGCTCGAACACGTTCTCGGACGTGTAGGACAGCGTCGTGGGCGCCACCGGGAGCGTCGTGACGGTCGGAGTGATCGGGAGCCACAGCTTACCGCTGAAGATTGCGCCGGTTTGCGTGATGCCCTGATCGCGCATATCGTCGTCGAGCAGCGGATCGACGAAGACGCCGCGCTTGGCCGTCACTTCCTTGCGGTCCACGTCGCGCTGAAGCCGCTCTTCCGCAACGAGCGCGTAGAGATCGCCGACCATGCCTTCGAGGCTGCGCAGGTCGGAGTACGGCATGCGGACGGTTCCGACCTGGCGCACGGTCGGGACAAGGCCCCAATTGTTGAAGACATCGGCCAGTTTGACGAGCGTCGGCGCGACCTGCACGACCTGCGGTGCGTACAGCGAAGAGATGCCTTCGAGGTAGGAGATCACACCGGCTTGATCGACCACGACGGCGTCATAGCGCGGCAGCTTCGTGCGATACTTGACGTAGGCGACAGTGCCGTCCGCAGCGCCCGTGATGTTGAAGCGATCACGCTGGATGTTCGTCGGGACCGCATTGGTCAGGTAGCGGTAAGTGATCTGATAGGTCGAGCCCGGTGCCATTTCAGCGCCGGTCGGCGACCAATCAATCGCAGCGCCGGCCAGCTTATAGTCCGTGGTCTGAGTGTAGACGGTGCCGCCCTGCCGGACATCGCTGATCGAGAGCACGGTCGGATCGGGCAGCGCGTCGGACACGCCGGTATAAGCGCCGTGCGTCAGCGTGACGGTTTTCTCGGCGATGATCGTGCATTCGACGATTTCGGCGATGGGAGCGAAGCGAACGACGATGGTCTGCGCGCCGGAATTGACGGCATGCGGCTCGTCATCGATCAGGATGATTTCCGGGTTCTCGGTTACGCGCAGGCGATACGAGGCAGGCCGGGTTCGCTTGTAGCCGTAGACGTTGATGGTGCCTTCTGAGACGGTGAAGACCTGCTTGCCAGCGTCCATGCCAAGGGCTTGCACCTTGAAGCCGTCCACAACGTAGCCGCCGTGAGCTTCCCGGTCATAGCGCGCGAGCAGGTTCGCCCAAGCGTCGTCGATACCGGGCTCGCCGGGCGTATCAATGGTGCCGTCAGTGATGGTGTGGATCGGGAAGAAGTCGCCTTCCTCGCCGTCACCCTCAAAGCCCCAGCGCCCCTTCATAACGAGCGCCGAAGCGCCGGGCTCGCCCTGCGCGCGCGTGCCGGGGGCCATACCCTTCAGGGTCACGTCGTCTTCAAACGTCAAAGTGTACGTGCGCAGGCGAATGCCGATGACGATGGTGCCAACTGCGGACACAACGAGATTGCGCGCTTCGATGTCATGCACGGCGCCGCGAATGTAAACCTTGGCCGCTGCCAACCGCGCTTCAACCGTCGCGTTAACGATGGGGCCGAGAACGATTGCGCCGCCGCTGACGAGCGAACCGTCGCGCCAGAAGGCGTCGGCGATCTGCTTCACGCGGTCGGCGTCAATGTCCTGAATGACATTGATCTCATTGCTCGTCAGGAAGCGGTCATAGTGAGCCGCGAGGCGCTGGAAGCCCTTAGCGCGGTTAAAGGTGTTGATGTATGCCGGAAGGTTGTCGCGGGCGTCAGCCATTAGATCACCAAAACGTATGAGAAGCCTTGCCGCGAACTCGGAGAGCGAGCGATGCCGGCGAAGCGGTCGAGCAGAAGCAAGTATCCCGGCTGATCGACTTCTTCGGGAGTCAAGTACAGTTGCCCTTCAGGCACTCCCGCCTTGCGCGTGCCATCGACGAAGATGCCGACTTCGCGGATCGTTTCGGTCTGCGCTTCGAGGTAGTCGAACAAGACCTGCACATAGAGGTAGCGGGTCGGCGTGACCGAGACCGTCCACCGATTACCGCCCGGCGTGCTGATGGTGCCGTTCGGATCGGGATTGACGAACTCGACGGACGCGGCCTGACGACGGCCGACTTCGCTGACCAAGCCGGTGTCGGATGCGGAGAGCGGCGTAGTGCCGTAGACGACCTGCGCTTGCACCGTCGAGCCCGCAGAGATAGCGCCGCCGTTGACGCGCGTGACGACGCCCGTGTTGTTGTCATAGGTGTAGTCGGCGGGCGACTGATAGACCTGCGCGCTTTCGCCGTTGCGCAGGGTCAGTGACGCCACCGGGGCGTGATCGAGCGTGATGCGCTCGGGCGACCCGGCGAAGGTCTTGTTCACGACATCCGTCGCGCCCCACCAAGAGGCACCACGGCCCCACGCGAAGAACATCGGGCGCGCGCGCAAGGCGCCGGCCAAGCCCGCTCGGCCGCTATTAACCAGAAGAGCCATCAGGGCCTCCATAAATGGTGAAAGGTTCAAAGTAGGACCAGCCGAGTTGCGGCCAGGGCGAATTGGGCCAAGGCATCGACACGTCATCGGCGAGGTCGATTTGCTCGGCAGAGAATGCGGCCTGAATGGCGACAACGGACGGCTCGACGACTTCCTGATCGAGGACCGAACGGTCGAACACGAAGCCTTCCTCGAAGCGCGCAACACCCTCATGCGCCGCATAAGCGCCGCCGGACAGAACCGGCATCAAGTCGATGGGACCGCCGTGCTGGCGACCGAAGGAGAGCTTCGGCTTGATCCCCGACAGATAGACGCCGGACCAATCGTCGAGCAACGCACCATCGAGGCGCATCATGTCGAGGCGCACCGGCCGGATGTCATATCCGCCGTAGACGCGCCCCAGCACGCTCGATGCACGCTTCGAGAGATTGGCGAGACCGATCAGATTGATCAGCGTGGTCATCGCCGGCTCGGCTTCGAGACCAAGCTGGAACAGGCCCCAGCGCACGTCGCCGCGCGTGCCACGCTCATACTCACCTTCGAGGGCAAGCCAGTCGAAGATGATCTCGTATGCCTCTACACGGCCGCGCACCGTCTGCCAGTGCTTCCCTTCCTTATAGAGGCGCTGATGGTCGGGCGTGAACGCAGCCGCGTCCTCAAGGCCCCAATGGCGCAGCAACCACGGCAGGATGTCTGCGGGGATCGTATCGAGATAGCGCACGTCGATGATCGACTGCACAAGCGACTTGTAACGCTCGCGCGAGTCAACGACCTGCACGCTGGCACGTTCGAGCGGCGAAGCTGAGCGAGGTACGATGTCGATCAGGTTAGTCATTAGTAGGACCGACCCTTGAAGTTGAGCTTCACGGTGCCGAGCGCCACGGCCTCATTCGGTTCGGCGCGCACATACGAGTCGGCGGCCGGCGTGAGCATGACGATCCGGCGGACGCCAGACGTGCGCAGGGCCGCGATCACGAAGTCGGCGGTGAAGTCCCAGCCGAGCCGCCGCGCGGCGGCGAACTCAGTCTTGAGGCGCGCTTCGGCGCTCGTCAGTTCGTTGGCCGGCGCTTCGGGCAGAAGCCACACGTCAGCCTCGACGTTGACGACGCGGATCACCGCAGGCACAACCTCAATATGATCGTTGTCGCCCAGCACGGTCGGCTGATTGAGCGCGGCATTCACGGTCGCCAGAAGCTCGGGGCTCGCGACGCCGTTGGCTTCGGCCGACAGGATCGAGACCTTTACGCCGCCCTTGGAGTCGCCAGCAACGCCAACGTCGGCAACGAGCAGCGGCGCGGCCTCGAAGGCGAACCGCTTGTACCAATTGTCGGTGAAACCGCCCTGCCCCTTCTTGCGCTCGCGCAAACGGCGTCGCAGATCGTCGATGGTCTCGCCTTCGGCACGCTCCAAATTCCAATCCGACGCCTGCGCAATAAGATCGGCGCCCTGGCCGAAGTCGATCAGCGTGGCGCGGAACGTATCGTTGAGCGACGTGACATACAGCAGATCGCCATACGCGGCGTGACGGCAGACGTTGTTGATGGGGTCCGACCGCAGCATCCAAGTGTCCCAATCGAGACCTGCGGTCTCCAAGAGGCCACGCATCTGCGTCAGGCGCGCATCAAAAAGGATCTGAAACTCAGGCTCGCGTTCGATAACCGGGAGCGGCAGGTTCGGAAGCGGCGCGTCCATTATACATAGCTCCCGATCACGAGATTGTTCGCGACGATGACGCGACCTTGCGCATCGCGCGCTTCGGAGTAGTCGCCAAGATGACCACGCGGGTAATAGATGCCGTCGATGTCGAACGTCGCATGGCCGGCATCGGTCATGTCGGCGAGCGTCATCTGAATGATGCGGAAGCGCGGCTCTTCCGCCATCAACGCCTCTGGATTGATGCGATTGATCGCGTCCGGCACGGCCGCATAGAACTCGATCAGCGTGACCTGGCTCACGGCGCGGTCAACGAGGCGCGGCATCTTGGAGCCGAAATCGCGTGCCATAACGAGCCCCGCGAGGGGGGTGCTCAGAATGGTCGCAATCGACTGCCAGACATCGTCGATGCCTTCGAGCGGCCTGCCAGTGAAACGGTCAATAGTTGCCATAAGGCGTACCGTGCCGCGACGTAGGGATCGCCGACAGACTGGTTTGGTCGCCTATTACATCTTCGCAAACGTCTGCTTCGCCGGCCCGGCTTCGGTCACGACCTTGTCCTTGGCCTCGTCGCCTTCGTCGTCGAGACCGAGCATCGTCTTGCCGATGGTCTTGAAGGTCTCTTCGGCGGTATGGTGCGACTCGCTGGCCTTCGACTCGAACTTATCGCCCGCTTCGATCTGGACATTCTCTTCCATCTCGACGACGAAGTTCTTCGCCTTCAGCGTGATCGTGCCGTCCTTCATGACGATCTTGCAGCCCGAGCCTTCGAGCGTGATCGAGCCCTTGCCTTCAATGCCCTTGATCAGCCAGTCGCCCGTATTGCGGTCGTAGCTGATCTCGCCAAGGATTTCGTCTTCCTCGCCTTCTCCACCTTCCTCGCCGCCTTCGCCGCCCTCATCGCCCTCGCCACCTTCGCCGTCCTTGCTCTTCGGCTTCTGGAAGACTTTGCGCCAAACACCCGCCTTATCGGTCGTTTCCTTCTCGTCTTCCTCTTCGGTGTACTGCCCGGCGGGCATGACATAGGCCGTCGAAAGCTCGCCACCTTCGGCAAGCAGCGCGACCTTCTCACCCTTCTCCAGATAGTGCGTCTCGCGGTCGCCCTTGGCGCGACCGCCGGTCGCCGGGAGCCAATCGGTCAGGATGTAGTTGTCTTCGTCGTTCTCGTCACCGATCTCGATGCGATAGGACGGCGGGCTGCGCTTGTAATCGACTTCCTTGACGCGACCGAACTTGACGATGTCCTGCGCGCGCCGGTCAATGTCCGTCGCTTCGGGATCACTAACGCCGCCAGTGCTCGCGGGATCGCGCAGAAACTTCATGCGAGCCTCACGTCGGGTTGTTCAAGAAGTCATAGTCGGGCGCATCCACGTTGGAGCGAGCGCGCCATGCGGTGCGGTAATTGATCTGCCAAACGAGGCCGATAGCGCCAACGGGCCGCTTGACCTGCTCGGTGATAACGTCGATGTCGGACTCGATCAGGCGGATGCGCGCGGTCTCAAAGCCGGGAATCTCGAAGTCGCTAAGCGCAGCCTCCATCTCTTCGGCCATGTCGTCGAGCTTGTCGTCAACGGTCTCGCCGCCGAGCGTCATCGCTTCGGTGACAAGCGTCAGTTCGCGCTCGACGTTCGTAGCGATGCCCTCGACGCCATAGTCCTTGTCGGCGTTGTACTTCTCCATCCGCGCGTAAACGAGGATGGCCGGGCCATCTTCCTTCAGTTCCTCTTCGGAGACCGGCGCAAGCCGGCTTGCATAGACGCGCGACCCTGCGGCCGTGCGAAAGCTACCGTCCGGCAGCGGAAGGGCCAGTCGGTTTTTGAATGCGAGGCGGATCAGCTTGCGAGGATGGGCCATCAATCATTCGCCATCAAAAGGAGCAGCGTCATGCCGGTGCCGTCCGGTCGCTTGCCCTCGATCCTGTATTCGGTGCCCTTGATGGTCAGCTTCTCGCCCTTGCGACCGCCCTTGTGCAGGTCGGCCGTCCGGCACTGAAACGTCGGGCCAGTTGACTCGACGTGAGCGCCCATCTGCATCTGAAACTCCGTGCCGGTCCAACGGTTCGGATTCCAGTTGCTCCCTTCGTCATCGAACATGCCGGGGACAGTCTTCGGCTCAGCGCCGTCTTCACGCGAGACATAAGACGCCTCAACCCCGAACTCGTCGGGGTTGAGGAAGATCAACAGATCGTCTTCGGTCTCAACGGGCATCAGAGGCCCGTTTCGCGCAGAGCCAGGGCTGCGTCGATCTCGGCATCATTGATGTCGAAACCCACGATCTCTTCAATCGCCTTCTGCTTCGGCTTGCCCACGCGAGGGCCGGACTTGAAGTAGTCCTTCTTCTCGTCGAGCAGGTCGATAGCAGCACTGATCTCGGAGACGCGAACACTCGCGCCGCCCGACTGTTCTGAGGCGGGAGGAACCACGACAGCGGGCGGCGCGTCGCTGGTGGCATCCCCAGCGGACCCCGTGACCGCGACAACGGTCGCAGTCTGATCTTCGGCCAAGACAACGCGCGACGGGCCAAGGGCCTTCGCCGTGTCTTCGTCGAAGTCGTGCAAGCTGCCGGGCGGGTGATACCGCCCAGCGCGCTTGATCGTTACAAGACCTCGATAGATGGGCATTAGAGCACCTTCGCGCCCAGCGTGCCGTTCGCACGGTACGGCGCAATCAGCGGAGCCGACTGACCGAGGATGTAGCGAACGCTCGGGTCTTCCTCTTCCCAAGACTTCACGAAGAAGTCGCGGGCCTGAATGCCGGCCTTGAGGTCGCGGATCGCGCCGAAGTGACGGACGCCCTCGATCTCTCGGGAGGCCATGACGATCTCGCCAGCCGGAAGCACATCCTTCTCGAGTCCGGTCAACGGGTCGGTGTACTTGTCAGCGTGAACCCACAGGCGATAGTCACCGAAGACCGCAACCAGCTTCACGCCGGGAGTGATCAGGATCGGACCAAGCTCAGCGCGAGCCGCCGACAGGCCAGCCGTGGTCGTGTCGATCTGAAGACGCATCGACTTGGCGACCGCATCGGTGTCGGGACCGGCCATCTTTGCGCGGATGGCCTTCCACACGTCGCTCGCCATGAACACGTCGCGCACGACCAAGCTCGAATGGTCGAACACGGCCTGACCCCATTCCTCGATATCATTGAGCGGGTTGACGGCGGCGGTAGACCACTTGTCGGTGCCGGTCAGGACGATGGTCAGTTCGGCATCGCGGCCGAAGTCCACTTCCTGCTTCGGATACTCGTCACCTTCAAGGATGACCTTGCCGGTGCGCAGCACTTCGGCGGACATCACTTCGAGGCGGCGGGTCCACATCTCCAACTGCTCGTTGAGAGCAAAGGCGATGGACGCGGCGAGGCGCTGATCCGGGGTCAGAGACCCGCCGATCTTCTCGCCAGCGCGACGCTTGAACTGCTTGTTCGGATCGAACACGCGCTTGTCCTTGACGTAGGCCGGGCTCAGGGACGAGGTCTTGTAGCCGGCTTCGCGGATGACCTTGCCGGCCACGATGGGGCTGACGAGGGGCGAAATCAGGCGACGACCCTTGACCTGGTCGAACTTCACGTCTTCGGTCGTCGAGGTCTCGACGGTCGTGAAAAAGGTGTTGAGGAAGAACGCCGGGTTGAGCGGCAGTTCTTCAACAACGCGGTTGAGGGCGGTAGTGGAAAAGAGGTCCATCGTAGGGCTTCCCGTTTGCTTTCGTGGTTGTCTCGGTTAGCCCTGCGGCTTGACGAGCCAGATCGACTTGTCGCGGAACGTCGCGTCAATCGACCCGAGGGTGTGTCCAGTGCCGAGGATCAGCTTGTCCTGATCGAACTCACCGGCGATGTAGATGATCGCTTCCACGTCGGCGCTGGTGGCATCGACGGCTTCGGCCAGAATGGCGTCTACGACCTGCGAACCATCGCTCGCTGCGGCCAGCGACTTCAGGTACTTCTTGTCGGCCGTTACCTGACCGAGCACGGTCGCGGCGGCGAGAACGCCGGCACCGGACTTGATCACGGCCTTGCGCGCCCGCGTGTGACCGAGCGCGAACTGGTTCGGAACGAACGAACCCTCTTCCTTGAACTGTGCCACTAGCGGGCTCCTTAGTTGCCGGTCGCGAGCTTGAACGCGCCGAGAATTGCGTTGGCTGCGGCGTCGTCGCCCGTTGCCCGCTCCTTGCCGCTCGACGGAGCCACTTCAGCGTTCGCTTCGGTGTCCGTCTTCACGGCATCGGCGCGCTCGGTGCGCTTAGCCTTTTCAGTGCTGACGATCATTGCCGAGAACTCATGCGCCGAAGAGCCCGTTTCGATAGCCTTTGAAGCGGCCTCTTCGTAACCCGGCAGGGTCAGCGCCATGATGTCGGTGACGCGCTTCCGTTCGGCTGCGGTTGCAGCGGCAGACGCATCGACGGTCTCGACGGCAGCGGCTTCGGGGGCAACGACCGGGGCCGTTGCAGCGGCGGCGGCTTCCGCAGCCAGTTCTTCCGGGGTCTTTTCCATAGTCTCACTCTCTTGGGTTTGGCCGGATGCGGCCGGGTTGAATCCTGCAAAGGACTTGGGCTCTTCACCGCGAGACAGGCTCGCGAGAACGGATTCAAAGGTGCCGAAGCCATCGGCCATGCCAGCGTCAATCGCGGCCTTGCCGATCAGGACATCGCCCTTTCCGAATGCTTCGAGGACATGCGCCACCGACACGTTTCGGTTCTTGGCGACGGTCTCGACGAACACCGCAGCCATCGCATCGACGCGCGCTTGCACGCGGTCACGACCCTGCTTGCTGTTGAGGTCCACCTTCTTGAACGGCGACTGCGACGACACGAACTCATAGTTCTTGACGCCGCGCGATTCGTCGCGACCTGACGTGTCCTGGATGCCAGCACGAACACCGATGGAGCCGAGCGCGGCGGCAGGCCCGATCCAAAACTTGTCAGCGGCCGATCCGATCCAGTAAGCGGCCGACGCCGCCTGATCGCCTGCATAGGCGTGGATCGGCTTCACGCTGCGAGCGTCATAGACGGCCTGCGCAAGCTCGGAAGTGCCTGCCGCCTCGCCGCCGGGCGAATGGATGTTGAGCATGATTGCGCGCACGGACGCGTTGTCGAGCGCGGCCTGAAGGTCGCGCCGCAGCACATCATAGGAGGTCGCACCGCAAAACATGGTCATCAGGTTGGCGCGCTTGAACAGCGGGCCATCGACGTTGAGGATCGCCACGCCATCACGCACGGTCGCGCGCTCGGCACGATCAAGCTCTTGCGCGCGATAGGCTTCGAGCATCGTCGGTTCGATCTGATGCTCGCGCGATGCGATTTCGAGGACGGTCTGAAGCGCAGCTTCGTCCATCGCCCAATTGGCGGTGATCGCGGCGTCGAAGATCATCGGGTTGCGGATGCTGCGGATGGTCATTCGTCGTCCTCGTTGTGTGCCGGCTTCGGCTTGTTGCCACTGCCGCCCTTTTCGCCGCCGTTCTCGTCAGTCGGCGGCGGGGGTGCCGTGCCTTCCGGGGCGAGGATTTCGGGTTCGAGCTTGCCGGCGGCACGCGCCTTGTGCTCGCGGATGCGCTGCTTCGTGGTCTGCTCGAAGTCATCGCCACCGCGCTCGATGATCACGGCTTCGATGGTGCGAGCGCCAAGGCTCACGGCTTCGGCTTCAGCCTTCCATTCCTTCAGCGGGTCGAGAATGATGCGAGCCGGGCCGATCCATTGCGAGCCGAGCCAAGCGGCGCGACGAATGGGATCATTGAAGAAGCCGGGCGCGACGATCAGGCCAGCGTTGATCGCATCGGCCATGAACCATTCGTACACGGGCGCACAGAAGGCGCGGACAAGCCAAGTGCGCCGGTCGCGGAAGAACTGCGCCGCCATCTCCAAGGCCGCACGCGAGGCGCTGTAGCTCGCCGTGAAGTGCAGCATGAGCAGTTCAAACGGGATTTGCAGCGCAACGCCGATCTGGCGCACGACGGACGTGAAGAACGGATCGAAGTTGGACGTGTTCGCCGGTTGCGCGGTCTGGATGTCTTCGCCGGTCCCGATGTCAACGATGGTGCCCGGCCCCATCGTGATCTCGTTGGCACCCATGCCGGGGAATGCGCCCTGCGTGGCGCTGGCGAGTCCGTCGTCACCTTCGGTCTTCAGGAAGACCGTGAAGAACGACGACACAACGGCCTTCATCAACTCGGCTTCGCTGTAGCGGTCGAGTTGCTTCAGGATTTCGATGACAGGCGCAAGCTGCGGGATGCCACGGTTCAAGCCAGGCCGAAGGCGCTCGAACACATGGAGCACCATCTGCTCGCCGGACTTCGCACCGAACGCCGCAACTTCCTTGTAGCCGTACTGCGCATAGGTCGGCGAGTCGCCGGGATGGTCGTTGAGGATGTAGTAGCCAACCGGCGCACCATCTTCGTCGATCCTGACGCCGTCGCGGATGTAGTAGTCACCCATCTTCTCTTGCGGCGTGGCAACGCGGTCGGCCTCGATCACATTGAGCGCGAGCGGGACGATGGTCTTGCGCTTCGGCGTGCGCCGCAGGACGAACGTGTCGCCGGACTCGAACACCGTGTTGAAGACGAGCCCCTGAAGCTCATAGAAGTTCTGCGTGAGCGTGATGTCGGCGGTTTTGGATTGCGCCCAAAGATCGAACAGCGTCTCCGCGTTGCGCTCCCAAACTTCGGCGGCTTCTTCGGAGAGACCGAGCAGCTTGGCATTCAGCTTCGAGCGAACGCGCAGGCCGGTGCCGACGATGTTGCTCTTCGAGGTCGAGCGAGCGCCGGTAGCGATAGGATTGTTGCGGCCGAGGTCGCGCGATCGAGCGCGCAACGTCGGCAGATCGCCAAGCGTGTCAGCGTCGGCCGAACCGGGATTGGTGCGCCAAGTCTTCAGCGCAGCGCGGTTCGACTTCGCGCCGGCATACTGGCCCATAAGGTTGAGCGACAGGCGCGCATGGTAGCGGCGCTGCGCGAAGGTTGGCGCGACGCTCGCCAGAAGGCGATCCGTAAACGTGGGCGCGAGGGGCTTCATCACAGCGGAATGATCCGCTGAATCTTGACGCCGCCATTCTTGGCACGCGCACTCGCTCGCTCAAGGCGCTCGGCGCGCTTGTCGAGAACCTTCAGATCGCCACGCCAAAGCTCACGATCCTTGATCGTGTAACGCTGGCCGCTCTTCTCGACCTGACGGATCGATTCGAGGGTTTGTTCGAGTTGTTCTTCGACGCTCTGTGCCATGTCTCGAAGCTACGAGACATGGCGCGATCCAAAGAGACTACTTCCGTCGCCTTTAGCGCGCCTTCTTGCGAGGCTCAGTTGGGGCGAAGATCACAACGTCGTCAGGCGGAACGCCGCCCGCCATATAGATGCGCAACAGCATCTCGATAGTGCCAGAGACCGCCGACTTGCCGCTTTCCATGTTGTAGACATGGTCGGTGCCGTGCTTCTCGGACAGGCCGAGGGCGCGGACAAGCTCTTGGGCAGTCAGCGGAGCGCCGCCGGGCTTCCACATCTTGCCGAGCACCGCTCGGGCTTCCCGAATGTCTTCCTTGGTCATCATGCTTCGCATGTAGCCTGCAACCGCCTATCTTTCAACGCCGCGTGAGCGAAGACGACGCCGGCCGGTGCCGGCCGGTGCCGGGGTCGGCTCTTCCGCCGGGCCGGACATGGCCGCTCGCGGGGCCTGATTGAGAGTCGCAGACGCGGCAGCACGCAACGCGCCGAGACGCCGTTCCATGTTGATGCCGAGCGAGAGCCGCGCCGCGATTCCGTAGACACGCACGTCGAGCGGTTCGTTGCGCTGATGGACCTTGTGCCACTCCTTGACCGTGAAGCCCTTCTTGTCGGTCTTCAGGATCGCCTTTTCGGCGGTCAAACCCTCGAAGTGCTTCTTGTCATAAGGCGGCTCGATCTTCGGAAAGTGACAGTAGCCGGGACCGGGCTCCTTCACGCCAAGGCGTTTGTAGTGGACATCCTTGGCCTGATCAACGCCCAGCACGAACACCGTCACGTTCTTCGCCTTGTTGACCGTGCCCTTCGCAGGCCAGATCGGACGGCCGGGACCACCGATGCCCTTAATGGCGTAGACCTTCCTGATCTGGCGCGGCCGAACGAAGTTGTAGACCTGTTGCGTGAAGTGACCACCGGAGTCGATGCACGTCGCCTCGACGCGCATGTCAACACCGGCCGGATGCCGGAATGTGCGCATCAAGGCATGGTCGAGCACTTCCCAAAAACCGGGAGAGTTCGGGTCGCCATAGTAGACCTTGTAGTCGAGCGACCAACTTTCGTCGTCCTGACCCCAGCCCTGCCACTCGATCTCGAAGCGGTCATCCTGAATATCGACCGACGCCGTGATGGCGCCGACGCCGCTCGGAAGGATTTCGGTGGCGTCATACTCTTCGCGCCTGCCATAGATCGAATCCGGGTTGGCGCGCTCGCCGCGATCCTCCCACGTCTCAGCGAGGCGCGTGTTGACCCACGTCTTCAGACGCTCGGGATGCTTCTTGACGAGCACGAAGTCGCGCGCCATCTCGCCAAGCGCGCGCCAGGGCGAAGCGATGCGGTTGAGATGGAAGCCGGCGTGGCCCTTGATCTCGGGCCGCGTTGCGAGCCACACGCCCCCAGCGATGGCCTGAAGTCGCTCGGCTTCATCCCATCCGTGATCGCAGAGTTCGCCGGTCGTCGGGTCGTTGTACTCGCAATGATACTTCGCTTCGAGCGGAGCGCCTTCGGGCCAGCGGACTTGCTTCCAGCGAAGGTGTTGCAGATGTCCGCACTTCGGGCAGTTGACGAAGAAGCGCCGCTGATCACTTTCCTCATATGAGGACTCGATACGCGACGCGCCCTTGATGGTTGGCGTCGAGACGAGCGCGATCTTGCGGTTCCAGAACGTCGTCGTTCGCTCGATAGCGAGCGAAACCGGGTCGCCTTCCTTGCCGGCGCTCGCCTCATAGCGATCAACTTCGTCGCAGAGCAGGATGCGGATCGGACGCGACGCCAGCGATGCAGGAGAGTTCGCGCCGGCCATCGTGATATGACCGCCGGGATACTTCTTGTGAAGGATCGTGTCTTCGGAGTCGCGCGCGTGGTTGCCGAGCTTCGCCGCAAGCTGCGGCGTATCGCGGATCATCGGCGCGAGACGATCCTTCGAGTATGCTTCGGCCATCTGCAACGTCGGTTGCAGAATGAGCATCGGGCAAGGATCGAGATGGACGTGGAAGCCAGCCACGTTGTTGATGACTTCGGTCTTCACCGTCTGCGCCGCGACCATACAGGTGATGATCTCGATGTCAGGATCGGCGAACGCGTCCATGATGCCGCGCGACGGCTCTACGCGCGACGTAGACCACTTGCCGGGTTCGGAGGACGCTTCGGGCGAGAGGATACGGTATTCGTCCGCCCATTCGGAGACCGTCAGCTTCGGCGGCGGGCTGAAGCTTTGGGCAATGATCTCCCGCACCGTCGCGCGAAGCTTCTCTTCATGCGCCGGGTCGAGATCATATTCGTCGAGGACGGCGATGATATCCATCGTCAGATGTCCGACCTCCGTCGAAACTCAGGACATCGCTGACGGGACTCGGTCATATCGCCGTGGTGCTTGGACTCCGCACGGCCGCAGCGACCGTCAAAGTCACCTTGCTTGTGCCATGCGGTGCAGGACTCACAGCAATTCGGGGGCCATCGAAGCCACGACGGCTTCATGGGTACTTCTTCACTAGACATTTTCTTCTTCTGGCTTCGAAGGTTCGTCGGCGAACGACTTGATCTCGGTCAGCGCCTCGCGGATCAGGCGATCCAACTCGTTGACGAGCTTTTGGGTCTTCTCTTGCGTGCCGACCGCGAGATGAATCGTCGGGCGAAACTTCGAGGGGATCGCGAGAAGGCGAGCACGCGCGTTGGCGATCTCGTTCGAGAGCACGCGCGCGATCATTGCGACCGGGCGAACAAGCTCCATCTTCTGCGCGAGTTCGATTTCGGCCGTCTTCGCCTTTGCTACTTCGTGACGGAGCCGCGCCTTTTCGATGGTGATCGGCTCGCTGCCGTCATTCATCGTCGCGGCCGTTTCCGCCTTCCTAAGCGCACGCTCGCGCGCGAGAAGCCACTTCAGGCACTTCTCGGTATCGAACTCGAACTGCTTGCCGCGCCCGCCGTGCGTTTCCACCGGCAGGCCGTCTTCGATCCATGCGGAGATGGTCGGCAGCGAGTAGCCGAACAGGTCGGCAAGCTCTTGCCGGTTGACGATCTTGCCCATGCTATTCGTCGATCTCGACGCCCAGCGCGATCAGCTTCGCATCAACGGCGGCGATGCGACGGTCGAACTCGGCGACGACGGCGGCCTTGACCGCCTCGATCATCTCCTTGTCCTGGTAGGAGCCCCTGATCGTGATGCCGAGACCTTCGCCGTGCGACGCGACGCGATGCGCCGCCTTCAGTTCGTCTCGGGCCTTCAGAAGGCGCTCGAAGTCATATGCCTGCGAAATCTTCACGGCCGCACCGGCTGGGTTTGCATCGGCGGCAGGCCAATGGTGGCCCTCGCAACGAGGCGAGCAACGAGGTCATCGACCTGCTTCATCGTTTCATCGAGCCGGCCGAGTTTGTTCACGATCACCGCCGACGCGCTGACTTCGACCTGATACCGCTCGGTCGGCTGATCCTTCGGCACCAAACCGGGTTGCCAGACCTCCCAAACGCGACCGTTCATGCGCTCGATGGCGACGCCTTCGTTCGCGTGCCTGCAATCCTCGAACAGGACGCGCTCGGGCTGCTCGATCCAGAGCTTGTCGGTCTCGGTCGCGATCCAGAGGTCGGGAGACATCCAGTCGCGGCCCCAAGGCTTGCCAAGGCCCTCCATCGCGTGACGCGGCGTCTTGCCGTTGAGCCAATCGGACGGCTCTTCCTTCAGATCGCCGTCGATCATGCGCTCGATGGTGGCTTCATCGCAGCCGCGATAGCGCAAGAAGGCGCGCAGCATGTCCTTCAGAGCGCCAGCGAAGCGCCCACGGACGAAACCGTGCTTTTCGATGAGGTGACGAGCGACAGTGGTCTTGCCAGACCCAATAAGCCCCTTGAGGCCGACGACGATCATGAAACGAAAGCTCCCGTTGAGAGCTATACGGTCTCAATCGGTATTGTTTCTTTCGAGTGCGTTTGAATATCCCTTGATCCCAACGGATGAAAATCCGGTCATAGACCGGAAAATAGGCCCTTTCGGCGCTTCTGGCCCTTCTCGGGCCTCAAGGTTGCAACCCTGCGCTGAGAACAGAAAGTACCCTTTTTTCTCTCGTATCTAGAAAAGGTGGACGGTCGCGCGTCACCCGCACCCCACACCCCCTCGAAAGTACCTTTTTCCCTCAAACGCCGCTTTGACAGAACATTTTTCACGCTTTGCTCAGTCTCATAGAATAATCTTGTGCTTCGCGCTTATCGTTTGATCGCATGCGATATAACCTGCGGTTGTATGGCCCGCGCCGCGGAGCCCAGCGCAGACCGCTTTCCCCAATGATATCAATGTGTTGAATGCGGTTCGCTTTGCGCGTTTCGTTCGCTTTCGCTTGCGTCTGCGCGGCTCGATCGCTTTGCGCGAAATGATCTAAGCTATTGATATTGCTTGGCTCTGCGCTCGTAAGCCGGTTTAGGTGCAACCTGGTCCGCATTATCCGGCGCCTTGCCGGTTTCGTCCGTCGCCATCCTCCGAAATCATTTGACGATTCCGGTCTTAGTCCGTTATGGACTGTCTAACGACGGATGGCCCGTCGCTAGCAACGGACGAAAGGCAAACGGACATGACAACGCGCAACGATGGCGGACTATCGCAGGCAATCGCTCAATTCCATTCAATCGTGGAAATGGTCTCCGCGCTCCGCTTCGCCGAAAAGGCCGGCAATGATCGCGCGGAGAATGAGGCCCGCGAGCGGATCAACGAAGACGCTTTAAGCGTCGAAGTGCGGTCCGGCTGGTACAGCCCCGGCAATAAGGAAGACTCGAGCCCGGCAGAATACACAATCTTGCTTTGCACTGGCGGGCCTGCGGTGCGCATTCGCGGCGAACTAAGCGACTATTGCGAGCCCGAGTCCGCTTTCATCGAATATCAGGATTGGTTCACGGGCTGGACTCGTTGGACTCCCGGCAATTCGCAGAACGTCGAGTCAATCTTGCTCGCCTATTCCGCCGTTTTCTATTTCGGCGAATAGGAGCGCGCGCAATGCAAATCATTGGCCGCAAGGTTATCGCCTCACGCAATGAAGTCGCTGCATTCAATGCAGCGTGGCCATGCAGCACGCTTCGCAGCACGCGCGCTTATTGGTTCGATTTCGATAGCAACGGCGATCTGGTCGATACCGATTGCCCCGAACAGGATGACGGCCCCGCCGCGTCTGCGATGGCTGAAGACTGCAAAGCCTACCTTTTCGACAACGTGCAAGCCCCTTGGATGGAAGCCTAAGCCATGCCGCAGTTTGTTCTAAACGACGTTCCAGCCCCGCGCAGCTATGACGCGTTGAGCGATTTCGCAAAGGGTTATGTAGAAGCGATGTTTTTCACCAATGGCGACATTGGCGAAGAAAACGACGAACACAGACTCAACCGCTTAGGCGTTGCGCGTCTTACGCGCGCGGCAATCGCAGACCTCGCAAAGGATTGCGCCGCGTTCTGGCAAGCCAACGAAGCACACTTAACGGCCGCGATGGAATTAGAGCCGGGCTCCGAAGGCTTTCGCTATGGCCGCAACGAACTAAACGACGAAAGACTCGGCAATCTCTTTTGGTTTGCCCGTCAGGGTCATGGCGTTGGCTTCACAGACGACGGGCACGCGGCATGCCTTGAAGCATTGCAGAACGCGGCTCGCGCTTTCGGCGAAGCCTACTGCGAAACGTGGCGCGGTTGGATTTACCACCGCTAAGCCCGCGCAAATCTCAATCCCTCTTCAGATATCAGGACTCCCGCAAATGACACTCTCCGCAGAATCCGCCGTCGCCATCCGCAACCGCGAAACCGCGCTCCGCAATTGGTTAGGCAATCGCACTAGCTACCATCCGTCAGAATTGCCGGCGGATATCATCCCGCCAACGAATGAAGAGCGGAGCGCGCTAGAAGTTTTTGAGTTTCTGCGCGACAAGCCCGCGCGCTACTTCCTTTATATCAACCGGGAAAAGGGAGTCGCGACGACTTGGACGGGCGAAGTTTTGGGCCGCGTTACCTTTGGCCGCGAATATCGCGACAATTTCGGAGGCAAACGCATTGCGGTGCGGATTGCCGCGATTAGTGGCGACGAATACCACGGCACATATTTTGTTAGCTCTGGCGATTATGCCCGCGTCCAAAAAGTGAAGCGCGCGGAGTCCTTTCAAATGTCCGTTGAGTATACGGACACTTTCGGAGGCGAAGCCAATTATTGCTGGGTTAAGCGCGAGACTCTGACTCTCCCGGTTGGCGCGACAGACCGGCAAATCATGCGAGCCGCAAAGCTTGCAATGGGACTCAACGCCGTACGCGGCCGTTTGGAGTCGCATGGCGATGGCTTCGCCTTTTATCCGTATCGCTCCGCAACCGTCATGTTTGTGCAGACGATTTATTGAGGCCCGGCAATGTCGATGCAAATCAACTCAATCGCAGACTTTCGCGCGGCCGTTCGCAATGGCCCCTATGCATGGCCCGGCGGTTATCCGCTCTATTTCGTCACAAGTGACGGGGCCGCGCTTTCGTTTGAAGCAGCGAAGCAGGAACGCCGCAACATTCTGGAATCCATCCGCGACAAGTCTAACGACGGATGGCGAGTCGTGGCGGTTGCCATCAATTACGAAGACTCGAGTCTGTTCTGCGATCATACGGGCAAGCGGATCGCGTCCGCATATGCGGAGGACGACGCGCAATGATTCAGGTTTATGCCGTCGAACTAGCGCGCGCTGTTTTTGTCGCACTTTGCATCGCCTTCGTTGTCACAGTTGCGGGCATTGCCTGCACTCCGCTCTAAATCAGGATCGATTCCCATGTCTGACGAACCATTGACGGCCGTCCTATTCCGCGCGGACAAGCGCGGCCCACACAAAGGCGAAGTTACTGCCGTATTCCCTCGCGAAATCGACAACGGCAATCTTATGGGTTGCTATGCGCATATCGGGCAGCATGGCAGTTGCTCGCGCGAGTGGTACGCGACAACGCGGCCCGCGACTCCCGCAGAATACGAAAGCCTAAAGCGCGAGCTAGAGTCGGCCCCCTTCGGCTATCGCTTCAAAGTCTACAAGCGGATTCCCGGTTGGATGGCATAGGGCGAAACGACGCGGTGCGCGTCGTCTGGCGGTTGTGCCGTCACTGAAGAGCCCAACGCCTTCAGAACATAGGAGTCACTAAATGCAATTCCGAATCCGCGATATCGCCACGGGCGAACTAACTGGAAACTTTGCGGCGTTTGATCCAGCGAAGACGGAAGCCGAAAGGCTTTGCGCCGCGAATGATCGCCAGCGGCATTTTTCCGTTGTCCGCATTGAAGACGTTTACACAACGCAATTGCTTGAAGAGGCATTGCGCAAGCCTAAGACGCTCGCGGATCGAAGCCGCTTGAACCGCGATCACAACCGCTAAACCCATTTGCGAGTCCCCTGTCCCTTCCATCGGACATTCCAAGGGGACTCGCTTCTAACAGGATGCAAGCCAATGGCTGATTTTAGGATTGAGTTTAAAGACTATCCGCCGGACCAAATGCCCGCCATGCCGGCGGGCTTTGTCGATTCATCATGGGGCAATGACGTTTGCCCGTCGTTTACGAACGAAGCCGCAAAGCTTGTCATTTGGTGCGACTATCCGAAGCCGGAAGAGCGCGAATTTCCAGAGTGGCTACGATTCCACGTTTGCGCGATTGACGAGTCGGCAGACAACAATCTGCGCGATTTGTTTTGGGCGGATGACTGGCAAGCCATCGTTGGCTTTGTTGAGTCTCGCATGTCGTCCGATGCAACGCGCGTCGATTACGCAAGCGACAACGAAGCCGGGGCCGATATGGCGCTAGGCGAGTTGATCCGCAATTTTCACGCAACCGGCGGATTCCAATTCGGACACAACGAGTCAGACCTGCGGCACGGAATAGCGAGTCGTGGATGGTACGAAGGACTCCACCGTAACGGCCGTTATCTTGTCTTGAACGTGCAAAAGCACCGCAAAGCCTAATCATCCCCCCTCGCAATCAATCGACACAATAGGAATCACAATGTCCGACACTTTCAAGACTAAACTCGGAACCACAAAAGCAGGCGAGCGGACTCGCATTTGGATTGAAGGCGCTAGGCTCGCGGCCGTAGGCTTTACGGTCGGCAAGCGATTCAAGCGCGAATGGAGCGACAAGACTCTAACCCTGTCCGTCTGCACTGAGTCGCAATTCAATGAGCTAACGCGCGCGGAGCGCGGCACGGTTAGCGGCAAAGGTGACAAGCCAATTATTGACGTGACTGGCGCGCAGGTCGCGGAGACCTTTAGCGGCTCGCATGCCGTGGTGACGTATTCGGCTCGCCTAATCACCATCCGTAACGCGTGACGAACCACGACGCATAGAAAACGGCTCCGCAGGCAATTGCGGGGCCGTTTCACTATGCGCCGCTAGGCGAGTCGAGCGAAAGGATTCGGAGCAATGCGCCGCTACTGGCGCGAGTCGGATAGTTCGCCGCGTGATTTGTGCGGCGATAACGGCCGCGCGCGTCTTCACAAGGCTGTGACGCGTTGTCGCATTCTGCAACCGCGAGGGGGCCGAAGTGTAACGACGCGCGCGAATGGCGACCGATTGCCAGACGCGATTAGAAGCCCGTGCAATGTCGTATGGAAAAGCGGGGCCGTGGTAGCGGGGCATTGCCGAAAGCTTATGGGCCGCGCGCGCTGGCCGCTGGCGCTACGCGCAAAAAACGTCGGACTCTGCCGTGATCGCCTGCACGTTCTAGGCGAGAGAAGATTTTGCGCAGCGATTTTCGAGATTGGTGACGAGCTTCGCCGGAAGATCGCCGAGATCGGCTGAGTGGCCCGTCGCTGTAAGGAAAAAACGTAGCCTAAAAATTTTTTTCCCCGCGAGGTTTAAACGTGGTGGCCCTCGCGGTCCACGCCTTGAGTCAGAAGCTCCCATCGCATTGAGCGACAGTACGAGCGGACGCGCTCGATGGGCCAGCCACGCATGTAGCGTAAGATCGGCGCGATAGTGCCGCACACGACGCCACCAACGACATCCGCCCCAGCGCAGAAGTGCGGCGCGCTGATGCGAAGCAGGCCGGTTTCGCTCGTAGGGGCTGACATCTGCGTCCGATGGGTAATTTGCATTTTCTGCAAAGAAGTCGATGTGTCGGGGATCTTCACCACCGCATTCGTCCTGGCACGCTCGGGCCAGTGCGGGGCCGATTGAGGCGGCGATTGCGACGACTGCGATCAGGGCCAGCCGTGGGTTGCGCCTCGATCGTGGGAGGGGGGAGTCGTTTTCGTCACATTTCGATTCATGGGGGCCGAGTCATCTTCGCCAAACGAGGGGGGAGTCGTTTTCGTCATCGAGTGCTCGCGTTCACGACCGCTCGATAGAAGTGATGGGGGAAGCGCGATTGAACGACACCGCTAACGGTGCCGAAGAAGTCCCAATTCTCGGAGATGTCCGCGCTGTTCTGAAGCATGGCGAGGGATTGGAGCGGCTTCCGTGCCTTGCCCTTGCGGCGCACGATGAAGACCCGACCGCCAGAGACGATCTGAAACGGCTTCTTCTTCTGGTTTTCCATCCGGTTCAAACGACGACGCACCACCGTATGCACGGGGGCACTGGCAATCGAGCCGTAGGGTTTGATCAGGATGCCGCCCGTTGCCAGACGGCCGTTGCTGCCACGCTTCGAGCGGATCGACAGGCTGTTGGCTGCTTGCTTCTCACGTCCGGCGCCGATGACATGGCGCTCCATGTACTTGTCGATTGAGCCGACCTGCGCCTTCAGGTTTCCGCCATTCGCCGGCTTGATGCGAATGCCGCCGACGATCCACGGACGACGAATGACGAACATGGCTGGGACTTGCGTCCGCAATGCCATCTGCGCGTCCTTGGCGGTGAAGGTCAGCGCCTTCGCGGTCGCGGTGTTGATGCTACTCTCGCGCAATGCGTCGAGGCGTTCGAGCATCCCCTTCGTGAGCGTGAGCGTGATCTGCATTACAGCCGGGCTCGCACTTCAGCTTCAACCAGGTCGGCCAGTTCTTCCGGCGTCGTGGCCTTGATGGTGATGATCTCGAAGCCGAGAGCGGCGAGCAGCTTGTGACGGTCGCGTTGCGCCTTCGAGCGCGATCCCTTTGGCGTCTTCAGTTCAAAGCTAAGCAGGCGAGCCCGCGTCATGTAGACACGAACATCGGGCTCGCCTGCGGTAAGACCCGTGACCTTTGCTTCCATCCGCTCACGGCGACTGCGCTTCGCGCGGTTCATGTCGCCAGCGCAGGCGATTGGCAGACCTTCGTCTTCCATTGCGTGCAGGCGTGCGATCACCGCAGCCTGATAGCGCCATTCGGGGATGTTGTTGACGATCCGAGTTTCCATGCGACGAAGGTCGCGTGGATCGACAGCCTTGAAGAGACCGATCCGGTCTCCGTCAGGTAACGACGCCCAGCTTCGGCAAGACCCGACCATCGGACCCGACTTGCGGCTCGCCGAACTCGGCGGCGAAGTACCGAAGCCCCTTCCGGCCACGGTCGGACGTGCGGGCCATAGCCGAGAAGATCAACCCGCCCTGCTCCAACATGGTGCCGACCTCTTCGACCCGCTCGCGCTTCAGGACGCCAGCCGTAGTCCTGACGATCTCATAGGCGGCAATGCCGGCCGGTCCCGCCTTCTGGATGTAGCTGAAGACCCGCTCTTCATCCGGCAGGTTCGCGGCGACACGCTTCGGCACCGGGATCAGCTTCTTCGCGAGGGGGGCGTCTCCCTGCTCAAGTTCCGGCTGCGTCTCGATGACAATCGGCATCACCGCCGGGAAGACGAGCCACAGGAACTTGCGCACCAAGCCGACCTGGATCGCGTTGGCGTCCATGAACCGGCGGAAGACCGCCATCACGTTGCCGGCCTCGACCGCGATCGAGCGCCTGATCTCAGCCTGAAGCTGGGGCTGATCCATCCAGCCACCGCTCGGCGTGTTGGACTTCAGCACGGCGATGTTAACGGCCGCAGGTCCAACGTCGGTGAACAGGCCGAACAGTCTCGGGTCGATCAGCACCGGAAGCTTCACGTCCACCGCCGGGGGACGACCGCGAGCCGGTCGATGGCTCGCCGGGAAGATGCGGGCATGTCCTCTGCGCACCGACATCCAGATCAGCTTCTTGCGATGCAGATGCCGAACGACCTCGTCCGCAAAAAGTGGGGAGACCCTGATCGCCGCCACGTAGGCATCGAGCGTCATCCCCTCGCCCGGAATCTCAACGTCCTCAGACGCGCGCTCCCAGCCCTGCATCGTCTTCCTAGTCATCCGTCAGCCGTCCGTTCTGCATATTATCTCCCATCCGTCGCCCGAACCGTCAAAAAGGGGGTTATGAGGGTTTTGAGGGTTTCAGTTCCCTATATAGGGGTAAGGTGCAAATCACACTAAATTACATCCAATAAATATGATCTATATATTACCTCTATATATATAACCGAAACCCCTAGAACCCGTTTTGAGCCTTCAGTTTCAGGCAAAACCCCCGAAACTAACCCCCATCGGTTTTCGTCAAAACTATAACCGTTAGAACGCCGAATTACGATGCCGAAATTCCGTCTGGCCGTCAACGGATCGTTGACCAAAACCGGCCCGTCATCCGTCAACATCCCTCACAAAGTTCTTGCTTTCCTTTTCGTCCGTCGCTATCCGTTGAGGCACGGGAGCTTGCCGAGTCGGCAGGCCACGGTCGGGAGACCACCGACATCGCCAATCGGAAAACGCCCTTGCGGGCGAACGGGAGAGCTTTGCCTATGGACGAGAAGTATCCGAACACGCCGGGATCGAAGGGCGGCGGCGCATCCAAGGATGCTGCCGAACGCATCGGGGGCCGCGCCTCGATGCTCCGCGATGCCGTCACCGAACTCATGCTGCGCGGCTACCAACTGACCGCTGACGAGATCGCCAAGCAACTCGGCGAGACTGTCCTGGCTATCCGTCCTCGCGTCTCAGAACTCGTCAAGCGGAAGGTGCTGATCAAGACCGAGCAGCGCCGGAAGAACGTCAGCGGCATGACCGCTCACGTCCTGCGGCATCACATGCGCACCGAGGCCGTCGAGCTTCCCGCCCCCACTCCCGCAAAGCCGCGCCGCTCCGCTGCGCCGGCCATGCACAGCGATCAGAACGCCTTGTTCGGCTGATGCGAGCGCATCGCCACAGGGCATCCAAGCGGTGCCCTGCACGATGCGCTTGTGCATCAGTTTGGGAGAACTACTCGATGAAGAAGATGATGTTCCTCGCCGCTGCCGTTGCCGTTCTGGCATCGCCAGCATTCGCCTCCGACGACCTGATCGCGCCGAACGTGGTGTGCAAGCAGGGCGCGCTCGGCGGCAAGTGCTGGGATCGCAACCGCAACGTCGCACCGCTTTCGAGCGGCGAATACTTCGCCAACACCGAGAGCGCCGAAGCCATCCGCCTGATGCAGGTCTCGGCAAGCGACTGCTCGCAATTCCGTGGTCACATCCCGCCGACCCGCAATTGGGCGCTGATCGAGCGGTTTGAAAACTGCCGCGCGAAGGCGGTGCGCTAATGGCGGCCGTCCTCTCCCACGGCGAAGGGATGTTGGTTCGCCGCGCGCTCGGACTTGAACGCTCGCGTTCGATCTGCCGCAACCGGGTCGCCGTCCACGCCAACGGAGAGGACATCCGGCTCGCGGAATGTCTCGCCGACAAGGGCGCGATGTTCCGCGATCCCCGCGAAGACTACGGCTCGATGCGGGTCTTCCGCGTCACGCCCGAAGGTGCCCGCGCAGTCTCGAAGAAGCTGCCGCCGGCCCTGACCATCCAGCCGCTCAACTGATCACCACCGAACCCTGAAAGTCACAAGAATGTTTCGTCTCTTTGCATCACTCGTCATCGGCGGTATCGGAATTTCCACCGTCCTCGACTCGCTCGTTCGCGGCCACTTCTGGATCGCCGTGCTCTTCACGGCCTTGACCGCCATCGTCCTGATCCCCGGCTGGGGCGACCTGCGCAAGCTGTTCAAGGCAGAACTCGGCCTTGCTGCGGCCGATGATCAGGCCATGCACGCGATGAAGCTCGCCGCCGAGCACGCACGCGACGCGGCCAGCTACGCCACCGCGTTGGTGTCGATCCGCGACACGCTCTCCGAAGGCGACAACAACAAGGAGGCACTTTACATCGCCAGCGACGCGCTCGCCGAGATGCAGGACACGGCCACCGCCATCCGCTTCTGCTTCAACTGGATGACCGCGATCATCCACAACGCCAACGCTCATTGGTGGATCGACCCGGCGACCGGCGAGAACCTTCGCAACGCTCGCTTCGTCGTACCGACCAAGCTGATGCTCACGGTCAGCGAATTGTCTGAAGCAATGGAAGCCCACCGCAAGAGTCTGGCCGACGACAAGCTGCCGCAGTTCGACGGCTTCACCGTCGAGATGGTCGATGCGCTGTTCCGTATCTTCGATCTGGCTGGCTCTCAGCGTTGCGGTCTCGGCGACGCCGCGTCCGCGAAGCTCGCCTACAACGCCACTCGCGCCGATCACACCAACGCCGCTCGTCTCGGCACCCACGGCAAGGCGTACTGAGATGAACCCCGCCCTGCTCATTCAGGCGCAAGCCTTCGTTGATCGCAAGTATGTCGCTCGCGCCGACGCGCGGCAGAAGGCGATGGGTCTCGCATACGTCACCGCAGAGCGGCAGGACTTGGCTCGCGAGATCGTCCGCTTCGCAGAAACTGTTCACGCCGAGAGGGTGACAGAACTCGAAGCGGAGCTTGCGCACGCCGACAAGAGGATCGCGTTGCTGCGCGCCGCATACCGCGTCGGCGACGGATCATGAGAACCGTCGTCGGGCTGAAGATCAGCCAAGCCGCTTACAACGAGATCGCCGGCCATCTGCGCGAACACGAATACCATCACTGCTTCCTCAGTGACGGAGGGATCGACATGAGCGGCATCGCCGTCCTGCCCGATCCTGACCGGGCCTTTCCGCCCGGCATCGTCGAGGTTGATGCGAGGAACATCAGTCGCGACGCCTTCCGCGAACTCTACTCACTTGGGACCACGGGGAATACCGACAATGAAGCTTGAGAACTTCGACAAGGTCCGCGACCTGATCAAGGAGCGCGAATACTACGCCAAGCTGCTCGGCATGCTCGGCTCTGCTACCGCCCGCCTGCATATCGGCAACACGGCCGAGCGCGATCACGATGTTCGCCCCGAACTCGTCAAGCGCATGGTGCCGGACATGAAGCTCGTCATCGAGCAGCAGATCGCCATCGTGGACGAAGCACTCGCCGCCCTGGGTGTCTTCGTAAAATGAACATCCAATCCGCGCGCATCCTGACCGACGTATCCATTCGCATCGCGCCGCGCGTATCCGCAGGCGGCTATCGCTTCACCGAACTGCACCACCACTGGATCGAGAACGGAGAGCGCCGCAAGGCACTGTCCCGCGTCTCGGCCGAGATCGCCGACACTCCGCACAATCGCGCTTACCACCTTCAGGCGTTCCTTCAGCGCCAGAAGCGCACTCACTAAAGGGGGCTCGAATGAGCCCTCGCAAAGAGCGCATCCGAGCCAAGGTAATGGCTCGCGTCGAGGTGGTCGAAGGGCCGCTCGATACACCGTGCCACTTGTGGACCGGACCCACGTCGGGAAGCACCGGGAGGGGGAAGGACTATCCGCGCATGTGTCTCGATGGCGGCACGATGGCCGTCCATATCGTGATGTTCGTGCTCGAACACGGTCCCATTCCCCCTCGCAAGCAACTCGATCATCGCTGCCGTGTTCGCCGCTGCGTGAACGCGGATCATCTGGAACTGGTGACGCACAAAGAGAACCAGCGTCGCCGCGACAAGGCCCGTCGCTTCGAGTGTGAAGCCATAGCGGCCTAAACGAGGAAGTACATGAAGCGCCTCTTCAGCGCGGTCGCACTGGCGACCGTGATCGCTACCTCTTTGCCTGCGTTCGCCTCTGACCTGCGGTCGCAGATCGACAGCGCCGCCGACTCACACGGCGTCCCGCGACACATTGCTCACGGCGTTGTCACGGTCGAGAGCCGCTACAACTGCCACCTGACGGGCCGCGCTGGCGAGCGTGGGATCATGCAGGTTAAGCCCGCCACTGCGCGCAGCGTTGGTGTCACGGGGAATCTGTACGATTGCAACATTGGTATTCGTGCCGGGATGCGTTACCTGCGGATCGCCATCGAGAAAGGTGGATCGGGGTGCGCAGGGGTCAGCCTTTATCAGCGCGGCGTTTATGCAAGGCCGGGATGCACCGGGTACGGACGGAAGGTGATGGCTGCGGCATCTGCGTATCAGTCAAATCGGTAGTAAAAAACTCGGCGGCTTATCCCTTCGGTTTAAGCCGCCGCTGTTTTCGCAGTAGCGACTCTCTTTAGATAGATTCCAAAAGCCGCCTTGAGAGAAACTTTAAAAATCTTGACGCTAACCTCGCATTGCGAAATCGTTAGAACACAACCAAACACACGCATTCCGCGAACATTACGGACCCCGGTTGCATCACCGAACGGGGAAAAGGGAGACTAGCATCGTGAATAACAGGGGCAACGCCTTGGCGCTCGCAGTGGCGCTAAACAGTGGGGAAGAAACTACTTTAGGACCAAGCGACAGCGCGCTTTGCGCTGAAGCTCTACGGTGCTACGCGGCTTCGCAGAGCATGGAAAGCAGTCGGAGCCTTCGCATTCCCGCGATCTGCGGCGCGGTCGTGATCCTGATCGCGGCATTCGTGAACTATGGCTATGGGTTTAAGGACAATTTTGCCGCGAAGTATTTCCCGCCGCAAGTCGCCCTGCAACAACCGGCGAGTGCATCCAAGAGCGTTGCCATCGAGACCTTCGACGAACTGAGTCAGGGCGTCGCGCCGCCGGTCGATCTGCGCTCCCTTGCAACGGCGGAACGCAAAGGATAGCTAGTTGCCGTCACCGATTCCAGCAATCTAGGCTGGAGCGCCTAGCCAGCCAGCCCAACGCCAGCCAGCCACGGCAACTCGATAAACAAAGCCCGCCAAATCGGCGGGCTTTTTCATTGCCCTACAATGCGACCCACCGGAACGTCGGGCGACCGCCGGTCTTGCCGGACGTGAACTTGCGGTCGATCTGCTTCGATTCCTGAAGCTGCGTCGTGATCGCATTGAGGCGTGCCAGGTCGAACTCGCCGTTGACCTGCGCCTTCAGCTTCGTGTCGGTCAGGCCGAACTCGCCGGCTTCCTTGATCATGCGGCGGACCTTCAGGTATTCGGCCTGCTTCTCGGTTGATGCGAGCCGGTCGCCAACCTCAATGAGACAGGACCGAACCGAAAGCTCGACCAACCTGATCGCCCAAAGCATGTTGTCTTCGGTGACGACCGGGTACTCAGGATTGACGCCGATGGCGACGATGTGAGCGATGCGCAGGGCGATCTCCATCGTGCGGGACCAAAGCACCGACATCTCGTTCTTCATCGCGTTGGCGCGCTTTGAGAACAGTTCGCGGTGATACTCATAGCAGGCTTCCGCGTCCTTGCCCCAGCCGGCCTTAAGCGCCTGTACAGGTCGCGACGACGACGGCGGCAGGTTGCCCTTCTGCGACAGCGACACGATAGCGCGGCACCACTCAACCAGCCGGTCAGGCGGCTCCCGGTCATGGGTCTTCGCGACGCCACGCAACGGCTCGCCCGATACCGTGAGCACCAACCAACGCGGCAGGAAGCCGTCGCCGATGCCCTTGCCGGACATTGACGGCCAGAAGTCGTGCGGCGTGGACGTTCCATAGATCGAGAAGTTCGGGTTGTGAATCGGCGTCGCGGTTTCCTGCGCACCCTCCGTTCCCTGATAGGACGAGTCCGACATGGTGAAGAGCTTCAGAAGCATGGTGCGCATGTTCGACTGATGCGAACCGGCGCGGCGATCCATGATCTTGTTAATGAAGCCACCGAACTCGTCCATCATCGACAGAAGCGACGGCCGGCGCTCGATGGTTTTGCGCAGGGCCGAGTCCGACAGGAAGTCTTCGGGGCCGATGTAGTTGGTGTGCAGACCGGCCTTCTCAGCCAGCGCCAAGACGCGCTTGCGAGCGTGGTCCTTGCCATACCCCGAGGGCGCCAGAGCGCAGATATAGAGGTTCGTGCGCAGTTCGGTCGGGCCTTCATGGTGGCGACCGGCCAGCGTCCCGACGAACGTCAATGCCGGACCCAGGGCGAGCGGACGCGACGGGCTATTAGAGCATCCGACGATCCAGTCCATCATTTCGCCAATCAATCCCGGCACGTCGCGGCAGAGGGCTTCAAGCTCGTCCATAGTCGGCGGGACGATAGGCACTTCTTCGGTGCCCATCTCTTCGGGGATCGCGTCAGCGTCCACGACAGCCGGCACAGGGGGCTCGCTGGGGGCCAACAGACCGACAAGGTTGCCGCGCTTCGTCGGCTTCCAAGTCGGAGTCTGGATGGTGATCCCATCGTCCGCCACATCGTTGTTGACATAGGTCGCTTCAACGGGCGCACGCAATGCCAGCGGCGGCTCAGCATGCGTCGGCGTGGAAACGTGGATGATCTTCTCGGGCAACGGCGTGAGGTGCTGTGCGGCCTTCCCAAGGGCTTCTGCTTCCTTCCTCCGATTGCGCAGGTCGATCTCGATGCCGAAGTTATAGCCAAGATTCTCGCCCAGCCATTGCACGGCCGCGTCGCGCTCGGAATCGTTAATGCCCATGACCTTCATCACGACGTTGAGCGCCGTGAATTTCTCGCCAGTGCCGAAGTCTTCGATGCCCTTGCTCGACAGCGACAGGTTCGGGTTACGGCGCGCGACCGCCCTGCCCGATCCCGACGCACGCCACGGGGCGACGGCGCGATAGACGTTCCCGAACTTGCACTGGCACTTCGGCAGGCCAAGCTTCGGCACCCAGGCGTGCAGGTTCGCCAGCGCGTCTTCGTTGAGCTTCCGGTAAAAGTCGCTCGAATGCGTCAGGGCGGTCTCAGGGATGTCGCCGGCCACAACGCGCTCAACGATGCGGTCGCCTTCAGGATCATAGCCGAACTGCTTCAGCACTTCCGCGATCTGATCGGCAATGTCGTCATCCAACTCGGTCAGGTCTTCCGGGTAGGTATTGAGCAGTGTGCCTTCGGTCCACCAATAATAGGGCTCACCCGTGTCGGGATGGATCGAGGGCGGAAGCACGGTCTGCTTGCCTTCAGCGAGCAGGTCAACGAGGCCGACGCGCTCGGGCGTGCGGAAGTTCTTCGACCTGATCTTCTCGGTGTTGCCACGATAGAAGAGCGAGATGCCCTTGCGGCCCTTCTTCTGCACCGTTGAGAGCGGCAGGATTTCGAGCAGCGCAGCGACGGCTTCTTCGAGGTCGATGTCGATGCAGATCAAGCCTTGGCCGCACGCAACGCCAACACCAGCCAGCGGCCACTTCGCCCATTGATTGATCTGGAACTGGCTGGGACGCGAAACGCAGAACTCATTCCAGCCCTTGAATAGGCGCCATTCGTCCCCGACCATCATGCCGGGCTTCTTGTCGCCGGGCATGATCGGGATCGGATTGTACCCCATGCGAAAGAGATCAGGGCCAACCTGTGAGAAAGGTGCTTCAGTCATATCGAGCCTCAGAACGGTGCAGCGTGGGAGAGGACGTGTTCGCGCATCTTGGTGCCGTAGCCCTTGAGAACGATGGTTAGGAAATTCATCCATTCGTCCTGGCTGAGTTCGGACAGGTCGAACTTGCCGAGCTTTTCGAGATACGCGCCCCCTTCGCTGCCGGCGTCGGCAAGAGAGAGACGTTCAAAGTGAGTGAGCTTGCTAGGTGCCATGTGAAAAACGACTCGTCCAAGTTGGATGCATTCAGGTTCATCGCAGAGCCAGAGAACCGGCGTACCCTGCTTTGGTGCGTAGCCGAGGCCAACTGCCTGCCGCTGGCAGACGCCGCAGCAGACAGGTTCGGCGTCGAAGTTACGGCGCGTCATGATGGAATTGGCCTCCCAGCCGTTCACGGATAAGCCGCTTGATCTGAGCGACGCAGTTGTCAGCCGAGCGATGGTCGCTTGCACTGGCCGGGAAGAAGAACTTCACCTTCGATCCCTGTTTCAGGTCCACCAAAAGATAGGGATGCTTCGAGCCATGCACGGGCTCAAAGGGGTATCCCTGCTCACTCAGGTAGGCAGACAGCTTTTGATACGACTCGTTGCGTCGCATCGCCTTGCTAATGGCCCCCACGTTCGTCCCCCTCAGAACGGAATGTCGTCGTCGAGATCGAGATTGCGGCTGTTGATCGGCGGCGTGATCTGCGCGTTCCAAGGCTTCGACGTATCGAGCTTGGCGCGAGGCGCGACGAAGCCGGGCATCGTTGCCTTCGGAGCGCTGACGGTGATCGTCGTCGGCTTCTCCCAAGGCGGCACAACGCGAGCGACAGGCGCAGCCGGCGTCACACCGGGCATCGTCGCCTTGCGTGCTGCGACCATCTCGTCATGACGACGCAACACGGTCTCGCGGGACGGCTGCACGAAGCCAAGCGGCTCGATGCTCGGATCGGCATCAGTCAGCTTGTGCCCGACAATCTCCCAATGCTTGCCGTTGGCCTTGATCATGATCTCGGCGCACTGCTTCAGATCCTTCAGAAGGCCGAAGGTGGCGTCGATTGACAGCGGAGCGTCGTCACCACCGCCATGCTTCTTCCACCACTTCTCGAACAGGACGCGCGCGTAGCCCTTATGCTCGGGGCAAATCCATTCCTTGTGCGAGACGAAGCCGCAGATGTACTCGACGCGGATGCTCGGCGTGCCACCGGGCTTATCGTGCCGATAGAAGGTGCGGCGCTTGACCGTTACCCAATTCGGCTTCGACGACGACAGGATCGGCACGGCGTCGGCGGTCTGCTTGATGTTCTTCTCGACATCGCGCTCGAACTTGTGGCCGCAGTCAGGGCACTCGCTCAGACCGGCGAAAATCAGTGAGTGGCACTGCGGACATTCCTTGACCGGCGCTTCGCCCTGGCCCTTGCCCGGCTTCCGCACGGTGACGCGATCCACCGGGCCATGCCGGCGGACGTTGCCGGCGAAGTCGAGCACAAGGCAGTCAGACTTGCCGTTGCGGATCGACTCATGAATGTCCTTCCCCATGCAGCGCGTGCCGCGACCGACCATCTGCACATAGAGCGCCGTGGACTCGGTCGGCCGTAGCATCGCGAGCAGATCGACGCGCGGTGCATTGAAGCCCGTGGTCAGCACGTTGGCGTTGGTCAACGCCGTGATCTTGCCAGCCTTGAAGTCCTCGACGATGCGCGAACGCTCGCCCTTCGGCGTCTCGCCTGTGATCGTCTCGCATGAGAAGCCGCGCAGGCGGATTTCATCGCGGACATGGACCGCGTGATCGACGCCAGTGCAGAACACCAACCACGAACGACGCGGCGTTTCGTTGCTCTGCGCATAGGCCACGATTTCATCAACCGCCGCACAGGTGATCGGATGCTTATCGACGGCCTTCTGAAGCGCAGTCGGTTTGAAGTCGCCGCCGGATCGACCGACGCCCTTCAAATCCAACTGCGTCGCCGTGGCCTTCGAGGTCAACGGAACAAGGAAGCCAAGGTCGATCAGTTCCTTGATCGTGATCTCATAGATGATGTCGGTGAAGAGCGCGTCGTCGCCCTCCGTGAGCAGCCCGGAGTCGATCCGGTACGGCGTGGCGGTCAGGCCAAGGATCAACATCTTCGGATTGATCGCGCGCAGCGCCTTGATGAACTTTCCGTACATCGCGGCTTCGTCCGGCGGGACGAGATGGGCTTCGTCGATGATCAGCACATCGACGTGGCCTATCTTCTCCGCGTTGCGGAACATCGACGCGATGCCACCGAACACGATCTGCGCGTGAGCCTCACGACGGCCGAGCGATGCCGAATAGATACCGGCCGGTGCCCAAGGCCAGAAGCCTAGAAGCTCAGCATAGTTCTGCTCGATCAGTTCGGCGATATGCGTCGCCATGACGATGCGCGTCGTCGGCTCGATCTCGATGAACTCTTGTGTGATTGTGCCGAGCACAAGCGACTTGCCCCCGCCGGTCGGGAGCACGATCAGCGGATTGCCTTCCGGCTTCTTCTCCCAATAGGGATACGGCGAGTCCGCAGCGGCGCGCTGATATTGGCGAAGCGTCAGGCTCATTGCAGGCGACCCCGCAGATGCGGTTGCGCATGCTTCAGGACGCTCTTCAGCGCATCGCTGTATTCGAGGAAGTCGGAACCGGGCTCGATCTCTTCGCCGCCGGCATCATGCTTCGCAGGATCGAACGGAACGACCTGTGCGAGACCAAGGCGCTGCATCAGCGTGGCGAACTGGAATGCAGTGCATCCGCTATAAGAGACGATGCACGCGAACGCGGCCATCGCTTCGTTCGAGATGATCGTCAGGCCAGCGCGCTCAAGGGCGCGTTCGATCTCGACGGCCTTCATCCCCGGCGATGCGGTCTGCCCGTCAGTCGCGATGACATGGTCACGAAGTACAGTAAGCGAGTCCTTACGCTGCATTGGTTCCCCCAAAGAGTGAGTTGTCGTTGGCGACGACGGCGCGTGCCGGGTAGCCGGGCATGTGAATGAGGTTCGGGGTGCCGCCGGTCTTGCCGACTTCGTTGCCCCATTGGTGCCAGCCAGGTCGGGCGTGCCGCGCGAACAGTTCGAGGTACGGGCCGGGCAATAGCTTCTCGATGCGGTCGTATGCTTCGAGCGGCTTTTCCGAGTGCTCGGTGCGTGGCGCGAGGATGACCTTGTCTTCAAATGTCAGTTCGAGGATCAGCCGTTGAACGCCCTTCGAGAGGCGTTCCGGCTTGCCACGCGTGCCGAGCAGGCAAATCTCGGGATTGGCGCGCGTCCAATATCCCATGCCTGTAACCGGACGCAGGCCGCGTGCGATCTTGATGTAGTAGAAGCCGACCGTCTTGAAGGTGAAGCCCCAAGCGGTCAGAACCTCGAACGCCTTGTCGAGCAGCGGATCACACGCCCAAAGCAGGCATGCGGAGTCGTCGGCCGCGAGATCGGCGACGGGCATCGCCTTGATCTCGTCAAGCGTCATGCAGTCATAGTGCTGCTCGGGCGAGCGATCCTTGCCTTCCTCCGAATACGTCTCGAAGGTCCACGCTGGATCGGCATAGATCAGCGGAAACTTCACGACACGATCTCCGTCAGATCGGGTTCGTGATCCGAATCGTCGTCGCACGTCACCACCGACGCATCGCGGAAATAGATGCGGCCCGCTTTGAGCGGCTGATACGTCTCGCGGCGATGCGCGTCGCAGAACGACTTGCCGGCCCTTGTCGGCGCACCGCAAACGAGACCGGCCATGCCAGACTCGCCCGGCAAGAAGTACATGCACTGACAGCCCTTGGTCAGCATGAAGCGAGTGGCAAAGGGATATGCAGACACAATCAGTCCTCGTTGTTGTCTTGAGCGTAGCGTTCGGAGAGGGTTGCGAACTCAGCGGCAGTGAGTTCTTCGACAAGCGCGCCGTCACCGCCGCCTTCGCGCGGATCGGGCTCGTCTGCGGTCGTCATGAAGACGGAGCCGCTTTCGGGATGGTGCCAATAGCGACGGGCGGGCTTCACGCCGTCGCGCCATTCGCGGCCGTCGTGCAGCGTGTAAAGCACCCACTCTTCTTCATCGTTGGCATCGACGACTTCGCCGGGGACGAGCGTCGGAACGAACAGGTGTGCGGGGCAGCCGGCCTTCTGCTCAGCGAGCGAGAGCGGCTTGTTCCAGCGAGCGCACGACCACGCCGCGTCGCCGAACATCTCGGGGGTCGCGTGCAAGCAGGTGCGGCACGAAATGCGCGCGAACGCCTTGTCGTGGCAGATCGCCTTGTGCTTGCACATATGCTTGCACTTGAAGGCCAGCTTCGCTTCGGGGTCTTCGTGAAGCTTCGGCGGCGGATTAGCGGCCTTAACGATACGCTCAGCGCGAGCGAGCAGACGGATCGCCTCGACGTGGTCGGTCTCGATGCGCTCGCTGTGGACCTCGCCGGTATTCTTGTTGCGGCAGATGTAAAGGCCGCGCTCGAAGCCGAAGAGATGGCAGTAAAGGTTCAACTGCACCCAATGAGCGTAGTAGCCCTTGCGAACGCCATCTTTGACGACGGCCTTCCAATAGGTTTCCTTCATCGACTTGCATTCGACGACGTGCCACGTCTTCACGGCTTCCGGCAGGCCGAGCACCTTGCCGTCCATCTTGCCGCGAACGTGTCCGGCGACTGCGCTGGCGCGATACTGCTTGCCGCGATGATCGACCTCGTCCACTTCGCAGCCGATCATGCGCAGCGCGTTAAGCAGACGGGTTTCTTCGATGTTGCCGGTCTCGAACGTGATCGCCTTCAGGCCGTCGATGACTTCCGGCTGAGATGCCCAGCGCAGTTCGTACCAAAGTGCGCGCTCGCACTCTTCGCCGAGGATCGAGATGGAGATTCCCATCGAGTCCCAAGCTTGGCCGCGAGACTTCGCATAGGCGGCATAGATGGCTTCGGTCGTCTGACTGATCGTTCGTGGTAGCGGAGCCATTAGGCAAGCCTCTAGCGTTCGCGCCGAAGGGCACGTTGGTCAGGTTGAAATTTCGGAGGGGGCAAAACGCCGGGGCCGAAGCCCCAGCGTCAGATCAGGACGAAGGCGTTACTTCTTCCAAGGCATCGAGCGAGCGCCGCCGGAAGCGGTAGCGGCATTGTTCTGCGTCGGGCGCGCAGTCGTGGTCTGCGGCTTGTTGTCGTTCGCAGTGGTCGTCGGCTTCGTCACGTTGTCGTTCGCAGCTTCCTTGCCGGGCGGGACCGAGTCCGCGTTGCCGGCGTGGATGAACTTCTTGATGACGTTCCGTTCCTTGTCCTGACCGTTCTTCTGGTAGGGCTCGATATCGACATCGGCGAGGAACGGCTGCCAGTTAAGCTGCTCGGTGTCGCTCAGCGTGGAAGGGTCCATGCCGCACGCGAGAGCGAGCGCCTTCAACTGAGCCTGACCGATCTTCTGAGCGGTCATGTTCGAGTGGCTGACGTTGATGTTGCCGAAAATTTTGGCGCCCTGGCAGTCGCCTTCGATGACTTCGGCCTTGTAGTCGAAGAGCATGCCGGTCTTCTTCGAGTTTTCCTTCACGTCGCCTTCGATGATCTGAAGCATATAGCGACCACGCGGCAGGACGGTAAAATTACCGCCTTCCGCATCGTTCTCATTCACGTCGGCGAGGTTTACGTTCAATTGTGCCACGATGTTCTCCTATGGCGTTTCGGTCGGGTGATTAGGCGGCGACAGCCGGCGCAGGCGGGAGAAACTTGGCGAGCGCCGCGTAGCCTTCGCCCTTCCGGTATTGGATTTCATGAGGCATGCCGAAGCGGTTGCCAGCGATGAAGCCGGGACGCTCTTCGAGATACATCCAGCGCGAACCACCGCCTTCGGCGTGGCGGATGTCCTTGTTGAAGCCAGCCTCAACCTTCTTGATCGTGGCCTTGAAGTTGAGAAAGGCGATCACGTCGCTGTTCGCTTCGATGATGTCGGCAACATCCTTGTGCAGGTTGATCCGATAGCGCGAGTACGGATCGGTCGTCGGCGAGTCGAAGCGGTTGATGTCGCAATGACCAAGCTGCACGATTGCCATGTTCTTCTCACGGCGCAGCGTCATGATGCCGTCGATGTATTCGAGGAAGATCGAGGCGGCGACCTTGTAGCCCTTGCCGAAGCCGGGGTCTTCGAGGGTCTTCCAGCCGTTGCGTGCGCAGGCTTCCGCGCGGATCAGGTTTTCGAGCCCCGTCGTCGAGTCGAAAACCGCCGTGCCGAAGTCATGCTCTTCGTTGACGAGCGCGCCGATGGCCTCGCACAGTTCGCCGTAGTTGCGAACTTCCAGCGTCTCGGCCTCAACACCGGCCGGAACGCTTTCGCCTTCGGCGGTCTGGATGAACACCGGACGCGGGAACTCCGCAGCCAGCGACGACTTGCCGATCTTCGGCACGCCGTAAATGGTGAAGACCGGCTGCAACTCGGCAGCAGTCTTCTTCTTGATGGACTTTAGTGAGATTGCCATGTGGCTCCCCGGTTAGTGCTCGACGGGCGTGTCGAGCTTCAAAGTCTTTGCCCATACGAGCCGATCAACGAGCCGGTAGCCGGTTCGATTGATGGTCTCGATCTTGATGCGGTGCTTCTCGGTCTTGTGACGGATGCGGGACATGAACACGTCCACCGAATGCGTCGTCTCGCGATCCTGAGTGCCGTACAGCACGACCACGGCCATCTGCTTCGAGACGATCTCGTTGCGGACCAGGGCAAGGAACAGATCGCGCTCTTTCGGGGTCAGCCGCCAATCCGGCGGTAGTGCCCCAGAAAGGGACATAGACTGCCGCAGATCGTTAATGGTCTGCGTGAGCGAGACGATCCGTCCGATCAGTGCTTCGTTCGTTTCGCCCGACAAATCCATCCGTCGCTACCGCTTGACATCCGTCAGGGTTCCGGTTTAAAGCCGAATCAATGAGAACTATTGTTGATCACGTTGAACTTTATCTAACGGACGGCTGCATGGTTGTCAACGGATAGCGACGGATGAAATCAAGACACAAGACCTAGATGCCGTCAGCCGGAACCAAACAGGGATTTGCCGTTCGGCGAGCGTCCGCTACTAATGAAGGTGGGGACATGGCGTTGAGCGAATTGACAGGAAAGAGGATTATGGCTGCGAAGAAGGCGGAGGCCAAAAAGACCCATCCGAAATTGGAGATCATAAAGACGCGCGTCGAAGAACGCGTCACCGCCGCGAATCTCTCACGCAATGAAGCGTCGCGCCGTGCAGGTTTAGGACTGAGCTACGTTAACGACCTGCTCGGCGACAAATCGTTGAACCCGACACGCGAGTCGCTCGCCAAGCTCGGGGCCGTCTTAAATACCGACGTTGGCTACTTCTTCGGCGAGCAGGAAACCCCGCGCGTTGCAGGCTCTGGCGATTCTGGCGGACGCGCCGATAACAACATGGCCGTGCCGGAAACCGTCACCCTGTATCAAATAGGACTTACAGACCCGGATGGTTTCTTTTCGCTCAGCGAATCGAACAAGACTCAACGGAGTCCTTTTATCGTGAGCGGTCCCGACGCTTATTTCGTGTCGGTGCCCGATGACACGATGTCCCCACGCTACCGGGCTGGCGAGGCGGTGATCGTGAATCCAAGGGTACCAGTGAGGCACGGCGGTTTCGCCATCGTGTGCGCATCCGACAACCGCGTTGCTATACGCGAAGTGGTCTCTATTTCGACCGACAAGATCAGTGTGCGATCCCTAAGCGATCAAGTCGTTGTCGAGATGCCCCGCGCAAGCGTGAAATCCTTGCACCGCATCATGGGAAGCTGTGAATTAGTTTGACCGCTCCATCCGTTGCTATCCGTTGACATAACGGATAGTTCTGTTATTGATCCGTTGCTGCTCGGGAGAGGCAACGGATCATGCAACCCATCAAACTCGTTATTTTGGAATCGCCCTTCGCGGGGCAGATCATCGCGAACGTGGCTTATGCCCGTCGCGCCCTTAAGGACTGCGCCCTGCGCCGCGAGAGCGCGCAGGCATCGCACCTTCTTCTCACTCAGGTACTGAACGACGGGAAGCCGGACGAGCGAGAGCTTGGCATCGCGCTCGGTCTCGCTTGGCGCAAGGTCGCCGACTACTCGGTCTTCTACACGGATCGGGGATGGTCGAACGGCATGCACGCGGCGCTCGATAGTGCCGTCGCCGAAGGGCGTCCGTTCAAGCTCCGCGCCATCGACGGCCCGGTGACGCTGCCGAACCCCAAGTATCTTTCCACGATCGTCTACGAATCCATCGAGTGCAACTGATGGACGCCGTAGCTCAAGACCTCGCTGCCCTGGCTCGCGCGCATGCCGCGTTGTCCGCTGGCGATTCAATGGTCGCGCGTCGCTGGCTCGCATCGGTCGGCAACGTGTTCGCCGAAGAGATCGACTCACTGATCCGGCAGGGCCGGTACGAAGACGCGACCGAGCGCCTTCATCGCTACCTCAATCCCAAGTTCTCAACCGTCGCCGAATGCGAAGCGCATGTCGGTTCATCTCATCATCTCGACTCAAAAAGGGTGCCTCTGTGAAGTTGAAGATCAATCGCGACCGTCTGGCTGATATCGTAACGCGCGGCGTATCGAGCGCACCGAAGAACTCGCCGTCAGTGATCGCCAACAACGCCCGCATCATTGCGCGCGACGGCGTCCTGTCCATCGCATCAACCGACTTCGACATGATGGTCGAGGCGTCCGGTGAATGTGAGATGGAGCACGGCGGCACGACCACCGTCGATGCTGCCAAGCTGAAGATGACCGTGGATCGTCTGCCGAAGGGCGTCGAGGTCTCGTTCACCTATGACGACGCGAAGCGCGACCTGATCGTGAAGGCGGGTCGCTCGCGCGTGACGTTCCCGACGCTCGCCGCCGAAGACTGGCCTGCTCGCGAGTCGAAAGTCAGCGGCGCGCAGTTCCAGTTGAGCGGCGCTGATCTTGTCCGGCTCTTCGGTCACACGTCGCAAGCCTTGTCGAACGTGCCGAACTCCCCGATGGCTGGCGTCTTCCTGCATGTGCGCGAAGATGATGGTCGTCCGGTGCTCGCCGCCGTTGGCACCACCGGCATGATCCTGATCTTGGCGACGGTTGGCTTGCCCGAGGGCGCCGAGAACATGCCGCATCGTGAAGGGCAGCCGGCCGGTGTCATCCTCTCTTCGGAGACCGTCAACGCCGTGCTGCGACTCTTCCGTGCTGCCGACGTGGTCAACATCGAGGTTGATAGCAGCACGATCCTCTTCACCACCGACGACATTCGATTCTCTTCGGCGATGTTGGTCGGCACCTATCCGAACTACGGGCCGCTGGTTAGCAATCCGTCCGAGAACAGCGTGCTCGTTGACCGCGTGTCGTGCATCAGCACCGTCTCGCCGCTCGAACCGTTCGCCTCGAAGGAATTGGGCCACCGCTTGCAGTGCGCCGGTTCGGACGAAGGCTTCGTGGTGGCGGTTGGTAGCCAGACCGGCGGCGGTGTGGACGTGGTCGCAGCCGAGATCGAGGGCGAAGTCCCTGCCTTCGGCATCAACGGCCAGTTCATGAAGACGATGCTCAACTCGTTCAAGACCGAGATCATCGTCATGCATCCCGACGCGCATCATCGCCGCGTCATGTTCCTCGCCGAGGGCGAGCCCGATCTGATCGGCGTCATCGGCATGATGAACATCACCACCGAACTCGCTGAAGGTCCGAAGCATGAATAGCCGCCGCCGAGATCGCGTTGCTCGGCGCACGGTGACGATGCCAGAGCGCGTCGGCCCGCATGTGAAGCTCGTCTTCGCTGAGATGGCGAGACTTCACGTCACTTATGACGAGACCGAAGAAGGTTCTGGCGTTCGCCGCGCTTCCATCAAGGCGTGGCGGCGCAAGAACCGGCCGGGCCTCGAGTCCCTCGAAGCCGTGCTCGGCTTCCTTGGATGGGATTTCGTCGCGGTGCCGCGCGCCAAGACATTGCCCGACGAAGTGCGGGCCGAGCTTGAGCCCATCGCGGCCAAGCTCGGTCTCACGATGCCGCAGGCCACGTTGGCGTTGGTCGAGATCGTGACCGGCATCCACGAACGCTTCCCGTTCCTGCGCGACCCGACTGCCATGCGGCCGGTTCGCTTCAAGGCCCAGCGCAAGCAGCGGCCGATAATCCATCCCGACCAACACGCTCTTTTGCAGGATGTCCCAACCAATGTCGCGCACTGAGGATGCAACCACTAAGCAGATGATCGTCGCTGCGGTAGCTCGCAATGCGAAGCCGGAAGTCGACTCGGTCACGTTCGCGCTGCTCGATGCCCGCTTCCGTTGCTTCGAGATCGGCATGCGGCTCGATGCCGTGATCGCTGGCGTTCGCGGCGTCCGCCGTACCTTCGAGACCGTTCGGGATGTCAACTGATGCCGAACCGGGTCGAGTTCTGGATGAACCAAACTGCCCTGGCGGCGACGCAGGCGGCAGTGTGAATGTGGCTGTACGTCCCCCAATCAACGTCATCTCCCTCTGCACTGGCGGCGGCGGGCTCGATCTCGGAATCGAGTTGGCAATGCCAAGTGCTCGAAGCGTCGTGTGTGTCGAGAGGGAAGCACACGCCGTCGCGAACTTGGTCGCAGCGATGCAACAGGGCCTACTACATGAGGCTCCTATTTGGAGCGATGTCACCACCTTCAACGGCAGGCCGTGGCGTGGCCTTGTGGATGGACTCATTGGCGGCATCCCGTGCCAGCCTCATTCCGTCGCAGGGCTCCGTCTCGCCGAAGACGACGAACGAGACCTATGGTCGCCAGCGCGCAGGATCATCGTCCAATCGCGCCCGACGTTCGTCTTCATCGAGAACGTCGGCGGGTTCGTCACGTCCGGCGGGTTGGCACGAGTCTGGCGAGATGTTCGCCGCCTTGGTTACTCAATTGAGGTCGGACTTTTTACGGCGTCAGAAGTTGGCGCGAGTCACCGTCGCGAGCGATGCTTCGTCCTCTGTGTGGCCGACGCCGGCGGCGCGGGATTGGAAGGGCGTGAATGGGGAATCGCACATGGAGAACGGCACGGGCCGGCTTCATCTGGATCAGCTTCCGAACTTCGTCGAGCACCTTTGGTACACGCCCAGCGTTCCGAACGGCGGTCGAGCGTTGAACGACAACACCAGCCTGACCGGGACGCAGGCGGACGGCACGAAGCGGCAGATCGGTTTGGAGAATCAGGTTCGTCGTTGGTCGGGCAACCCGAGCGCGGTGAACGACAATCAACCGCAGCAGTGGCCGACGCCGACCTCGCTGAGCTTCAGCGACAGTCACCAGCCGGGCAACTCACGCAGCTACAATATCACGATGGACTTGGCATCTTCGCTCCAGGACCATCTGACCTCGCAGGATGGCGACACGCCCTCGAAGTTGCGCCGCACCTTGAACCCGCAGTTTGTCGAATGGCTGATGGGTTGGCCGCACGGGTGGACCTGTCTGGCCCTCACGCCGCTCGCATTGAGAGACTCCGCATGCTCGGCAACGGCGTTGTCCCGTTGGAAGCAGCGTATGCGTTCCGCACTCTTGCAACTCGACTTTCCCGACGATCCGCCAGTGCAGCACAGCTTGTTCGGCTGATGCTCGCTGCATGAAATCACCGCCGCAGTGGCGTTGAGACTAGCACCATCAAGAAGGTAGCAACCAATGGGTAAGAAGCACGACAAGCTGATGATCGAGCATCAGGCCGCGCTTGCGCGCATCGCGTATCTCGAAGACTTAGTCACGATGTTGCAGAAGCCGATGGGCACCGGGGAGTACATCCTGCGCGTGGCGCTGGATCACTTCTGGAAGGCGCTGGGTGCCGAGCATCAGACCGATGCATGCGGTCGGCTGCGCAACCTACTCGAAGAGCGCAACGTGCTCAACGCGATCCGCGACGCACTTGAAGAGCGCGGCTTCTTCCACATGGCGAACGGTCGCGACATCGGCAAGTTGCTCGACGATGCCGACGCTCTGAAGCGCGCGTTGGTGCTCGCCGTTGACATGCTCGCTGCGAATGAGCCCGGCGACAGTCGCGCCGTGTCGAATGAGTTCGTCGCCCTGGCTGCGGTCTCGACCGGCGACACAAGTCCCGAAGTCATGGCGATCATTGATCAGCCCCGGAGCCCGGCCGCGTTCCGATGCGCGCCGACCAATCTTGAGATCACCGTGTCATGACTGAAGCTCGAATGGAACTCGTCAAGCGCATACGTGACAAACTCGAATGCGGTCTGCATCGCGCCGTCGAGATCGAGCGCGGCCTTCGCGTCGTTGGACTAATCGAGCGCGCGAAGGCATTCGGGTCTGACACCGATCTGTGCGATGCGCTGCGTGACATGGCGCTCGATCAATACCGGATCAGAGACTTCGATATGAGTAAGATCGCGGAGTCGAAGCCATGAAGGCTGCGAACGACAACAAGCCGGTCAAGATCACCACCGACCTTCTTGAAAAGTGCCTTGACCGCGTCGCGCTCGCAATCGACCGCGCCGGGGACAAGGGCGCAGCGTATCTTCCGATCTATGAGCGACTCGAGTCCGAGCTTAAACTGATACGCGCCAACGACAACACGCTCGAACGCGCCCGCCAGCGCATCAGACGATAGACTTGTCGAACGGATAAACGATCTTCAGCAATTCGTCCCGATACAGCTTGAGCGATCCGCCCGAGCCGTACATCTCGCGATCAATCGCGTGCCCCATCAGAATCTTGCGCAGTTCGTCGTCGATCCTGCCCTCCTTCATGCGGTCCTCGAAGGTGTGCCGGAAGCTATAGAGAGTTTCCTTCTTGGTCGGCGACAGGTTGTTCTCGCGCAAGAATTTGTTCACGGTCGCCGATAGCGAATTTCCGTCTTCCCTGTAGCGAGGGAATCCGTCTGGATGCTTCTTCATCGCGGCGAGCGCCACGCCTACCAATGGAATCCTTCGCACCGATGACACGGTCTTAACCTCATACGGCTCGTCTGCATCAAACGACGGCTCGACGATGATGTGCGGAACCTTGTCCCGAAGCTTGATCTTGTCGGCCCGCAGATAGCGCAACTCGATTGGCCGCGCGCCGGTCTCAATCGAAATGAAGACGATGTCGCGGGCCTCTTCGTTCAACCCGGCCAGCTTGCCGGGACTCAAGATAACGTCGCGCACCCACTCAATCGGGAACGGGATGCGCCGCTTTTTGAATTTCTGGTTGAAGGTCAGGCCGTCGAATGGATTCGCGCGTGTGTCGTCGCCGATGTGCGCGAAGTATCGTTTATACAGGATGCTCATATCGCCCATCCGGCGCTTGCCGAGTGAGGCGGACTTCTTTTTCCCGCCATCGGTCGGCACGATCTGCTTGCGCCAGTGTGCATGAAAAGTCTTCGCGTGATCTCGCGTGATGTCCACCATCGCCAAGTCTTCGCCGACGACCTTTTTGAAGGCTTCGATGGCGTAGCCCTTCACCTTCTTCCACGACTTCTTCTGCTCTTCGCTCTTCCCGGCGATTTCGGCCGCAGCGATCTCGTCACAGTAAATGGTGAACGCCTCGCTCACCTTGACCTTTGGCTGCTCGACACCACCGAGAACCGCCGTCTCCACGGCAACGGGCGTGCGAGGGTCGCTGATCGACGATATTCTCCGCAGCAACTCTTCCAGTGGAAGTTGCGCGACTTCGCCAGCGGGTTTGTATGCGAACCCTAGAGCCTCTGCCCGAGCGCGCGACACTTGGTAGGCCGCGAGCGCCTGCTCGGTGGCGCTGCCTTCGGACAGCATCGCTCCCCAAAGCACACTGTCCGCGCCTTCGAGGATGTCCCGCTGCGCGCGGGCCTTGGCGAGATCGTCCGTCTTCAGCGATATGCGGATGACCGGCGCACGGTCGTCTAGGTGCTCAACGGCCTTCGGGACGCGCCGCCAGTAGTAATAAACCCCGGCACGCAGGAGCAAAAAGCGATCCTGTTGTTCCTGCCTAACCAC